CCAACACCAACGCCAACACCTACACCAACACCGACTCCAACACCAACGCCTACACCAACACCGACTCCAACACCAACGCCAACACCTACACCGACTCCAACACCAACGCCTACACCAACACCGACTCCAACACCAACGCCTACACCAACACCGACTCCAACACCGACTCCAACACCTACACCAACGCCAACACCTACACCGACTCCAACACCAACGCCAACACCTACACCAACGCCAACACCTACACCAACGCCAACACCTACACCAACGCCAACACCAACGCCTACACCAACACCGACTCCAACACCTACACCGACTCCAACACCAACGCCAACACCTACACCAACGCCAACACCTACACCGAATCCAACACCAACGCCTACACCTACACCGACTCCAACACCAACACCTACACCTACCCCAACGCCTACTCCAGAAGAATATCTTGGTTATGAAATAGCTGTATTTACATCTAACTTAAATCCTAATCCATCAGAAGGATTTACTTTAGGGGTTAGTCTTTCTTTGGGAAAAAGATATGAAAATTGTCAAAACATATATGCACAATTAATAAATGGTGATGGAACAAATTATGGCGTTTCACATTCAACAGGATTTGTAAATCTTACAAACGGAAATTATCTATTTACTGGAATAATACCAACATCATTTAGAGGGGCTATTAAGTTTTATTGTGGGTCTGAACTTTTAGGTGCTACTGCAATTAATCCAGAAGAATATGAAAATGTAGATGTTAAAGTAAGTACAAGGTGTGCTACTTCTGGAGTAGGAGTTCCAGCATTAACAAATCCAATACCAATTAATCCAGAAGATCCTATAGAACTAAGACTTACAGATGACTATTTAACAGAAGAATCAAGATCCATAGACATAACTTCTGTTAATTGGCCAGACCTAACTAATTCTACTACAGACTTTATGATTGATTCTAGACCAACATTCATTAAACGAGCACAGCTACTTAACGGAACATCTTTAAGAATTGAACTTAGCAATGAAGAATTAGCACAAATTGGGGCAGGAAGGTGGTCATATGAATTTAGATCTACCTTATCTAATACCCATATAATTACGCTGTCTGTTGGCAATATAGTTATAGTGCCACCATTTACCGATTAAAATATGGTGTATTATTAATTGAAACAATACTCTAACCATAGAGGTTATTATGTACTGGCAAGCAGAATTTATAACATTATTGAGAGTTTTACTAGACGATTTAGTTTCTCCACAACTCTATACAGACAAACGACTTACGCAAGTAATTGCTGTTGCTGCTCAACTAGTTACTTCAGAATTAAAATTTGCAAATAATTTTCAAGTCGATATTCAAGCACTCACAATTAATCCTAGTCCAGTAGATAGGGCGACTACTAGAGATGACAACTTTATAAATTTAGTGACTATAAAATCAGCATGTTTAATAGAGCGTGGCGAGACAAGAAGGGCTGTTGGTCAAGGAATTGCTATTAGAGATGGTAGTTCTTCTATTGACTTGCGTGGAACTATGGATGGTAGAATGAAATTACTAGAAAAGGGTTGGTGTTCTGTTTACGAAGAAGTTAAACTAGAATATCAAACGGCAAGAGTTGGATTAGTAGCTGGTGCTGCTATAATGAGTCCGTTTAGAATATTTGCTGGTTCTAGAGATCAAGTTTATTATACTAGCAATGAAGGCAGAACATTTTTCCCAAGATAAGGAGTAGGTAGATGGCAACTCATCATATAATTAATAGCGGTGTGATTAAAATTGGATCTTCAACTATTCAACCAACTGAAGGGCATCCTTCTGGAGAAGTAACTACTTACAATAGGGTTGATGTTAGAACATTTTCTGATATTGAACCAGTAAATTTAAGTAGAAATTTTGGCTATTACAATGTAGATACTAGCATGAGCGATAGTCTTGAAGATGGCTCTAGTGCTATTGCTGCAACAGGAATTAGCCAACAAGTTTTCCCTGCAAAATCAGGAAGAAATTATTTTTACTTTAAAAACAATTCTACTGGAATTATGTACTTGAATTTTGGCGAAGATGCTGATACAACTACATCATATAATTTATCAGCAAATCAAGAACTAGTATTTGAGAATGGGTTTGTTCCATTAGATGCGGTCAATGTTTATTCGGTTGAGCTATCTGGTTTGTTTGTTGCAAAACAGGCTTAATTTAAGTTTTAGGAAGCTAAAGGAGGATTTATGTTATTAACCATTGGTATGGCTACATATGATGATTTTGATGGTGTTTATTTTACACTTCAAGCACTAAAAGCTTTTCACAATCTAGAAGATGTAGAACTTTTAGTAATAGATACAAAGCCTAAATCTTGTGAAGACACTAAGTCAGCATGTGGAAGTGCTGGTGCTAAGTACATACACGCTCCAGAAAAAACTGGAACATCTCAATCTAGAAATCATGTTTTTGAAATGGCAACTGGCAAATTTGTAATGTGTATTGATTGTCACATTATTTTTGCAAAAGACTCTATTGAGAAGCTTAAAGAATACTTAAAGAAAAACGAAAATACAAAAAATTTAATTCAAGGTCCACTTCTTTACGATGACCAAAAAAGCACATCTACGCATTTTGATCCAGGCTGGAGAGGTCATATGTATGGAACTTGGGGTAATGATCCTAGAATTATTTCAGAAGAAGAATTTGAAATTCCAATGCAAGGTCTAGGCGTTTTTTGCATGAGGAAAGATGCTTGGCCAGCATTCAATAAGAATTTTCGTGGATTCGGTGGTGAAGAAGGTTACATACAAGAAAAGGTTAGACAGAATGGTGGAAAAACAGTTTGTCTTACATTTTTAAAATGGATACATAGATTTGGCAGACCAAAAGGTGTTCCATACCCACTATCTGTTGTAGATAGAATTTTTAATTATATTATTGGTTGGACAGAAATTGGTTGGAATCATAGAGAAGTAATTAATTATTTTAGTGGCAAAGTAACGCAGGAAGAGCTATTTAAAGCCATTAGTGATTCGTCTAAATTTATTGGTAATCCTGTTCCAATAAACTCTTCAGAAAAAAATGCAATTAAAGTTAAAGCTTATGTTATTGGAAGAGAAAGTGTAACTACTGAAGAATCATTCAAAAAGATTAAATGGACTAAAGAAAAAGAATATATGTTGGGTGCAAATTTAAAATCTGTACTAGAAAAATTTATTGCAGAAGGAAATGACTATGCTTTAATATGTAAGGGCAATTTAAGACTAGAAAAAAATATAAACATAATGATTGATTTTTGGCCACTAATTAAAACAGGTCAAGCAAAGATAACTATATTTGATCAGATAAATAAGTCATCTCTAAAGACAAAGCATTCTCAACTTTCTTATAAAATTGCAGACATTGACGAACTAGACGATGCACCTTTATATTTTGTAAGTAAAGATTTTGCACAAAAAGTTCTAGATGATTACAAAGAAGGTGCAGAGTTCTCTTATATTTGTGAAAAAGAAAATATTATTCCTTTTCTTTACACATTTGAAGAAAACATTCTTAGACTTAGAATGCAATATGTTCCTCTACCTAATGTTGATGGTGGACTTTCAGTTGAAGCAGTAAGAGAAATTGTTTGGGCAGCAAACAACTCGTATTGTTTAGATATAAGCTCAGAAGGTCTACAAACCACCCTTGCTCTTTGCCAAAGAGGGCTTGGGGTAGTTAGAGTAGATGAATATAAAAATCAATCTAAAGAACAATTACAAACGACTATAAAGAATTTTAGCTACGAAAACTTTATTCTTACAGACAAAACAGATGATTTTCAAGCACCAGAAGACAATCCTAGAACTCTATTAATCAACTACAAGGGGTTGTCTCAAGAACTTATTGATTTCTCATTAATAAAACAAGAAACATTCTTAAGGCCCAAAGATTGTTTGATTATAGTTAATGCAGATCAAGAAGTTGCAGATATTTATAAAAAATCTGAAAAACTTAGTGTAATTAATTCATCAGACGATTATTTAATTTTAAAGAAGCTTTAATTGTATAATTATCAGTGGTGTATTATACATTATGGGCAAATTATTTACATTATCTGATGATGTCAAAAAAATAGCTCAAGATGCTATAGATGACCTAATAGATCAATTGGGCAAGGATTGCCTATTGGTTTATCCCCCACTTCCAAATGCTTGTGTTAATTGTGTTATAGATCCGATTGGGAACAAGTCATCAAATCATTGGACTAGTGGTGGTCCTATGCCTTTTCCAAATGGCAGTATTTGCCCTTTGTGTGATGGTAGGGGATATCATTTCTCAGAGACAACAACTCCGATAAAGCTTTTAATATCAAATAGCCCTTCTGATTGGTTTGTTAAAGTTCCAGCAAACATACAGCATCCAGCGGGAACAATTCAGACCAAGGGATATATAAAAGATTTAGCAAATGTTTTGCAGTCAAGAAAAATGATTATGCAAATAAGCTTAGAGCCAATGATTAGATATACATATGAACTTGCTGGCGAGCCTATTGATCAAGGAAACATAGTGCAAAACAGATATTGGGTTGCTATATGGAATAGAATAGGAGCTTAAATATGGCTTCTTTTAAATATAATGTTAACCTTGACGAACAACAATTTGCATTAGCTGTAGTAAAAGAACTAAAAGCAACTCTTCGCAGAACAATAAATCAATTAATTGTACAAATAAGGCCAAGTGTTGTTGAATATATTGAAGATAAATTAAGAAAAGGTCCAAATGATACATATAATTCTTTAAGTATTGGAAAATTGAGAGATGATTTTGGTTTTAGACCAGGTGAAAATGTTGGAGAAAGAGTTGTTAAGGCAATATCGTCATCAATTCAAATAAATGCACTTGGACCAACTTCAGCAAGTTTGGGCGGTATTAGATTATCGTTATTTAAGGGTGGTGGCATAGAATCTTTATTAGATAAAGATTTTGGTGCTTATGACTCAAATGGCAATATTGTTGATTGGCTAAGATGGCTGTTAACTGCTGGTGATACTATAGTTATTGCTGATTATGAAGTAATATATAAAGATACGCCTCGTTCAAGAAGTCGCCACGCACTAATGATTTCTCCAAAAATGTCAAAAGGATTTAGGGTAGACCCAAATCATTCCGGAACAATAGATGATAACTGGATAACTAGAGCATTAGCTGCTACAGAAGCAGACATGCTCAAGAAGTTAAAAGAAGGCTTAGAGGGATTATTAAAATGAGCATAAAATTTCATGGCGTAACAAATTATGGAGATTCCTTAACTTCAGACTTACTAGAAACATCTGTTCATATGTTCATGCAAAATGGATTTTTATGTGCTGGTGCTTTTACAAATATTTATGTTCCAACAGGAGTTTACCCCACAGGAGTTGGTTCACATTCTTTACCATCTTATAAGATGAGACTTTCTAGAGATCCTAGATATGCAAATGGTTCTGTTTGGGAAGGTGCTAGATCAGATTGGGTGTGGGAGTCTGGAGTTGAATATACTCATCAACCTATAAGTATTAGTGGTATATATGTAAACACATCTTTTATACCTAAAAATACATCTGGACCTTCTGGATATAAGATAAATTATCCCGAAGGTAAAATTATTTTTAATTCCCCAATAGCTACAACTAGTACAGTTAAATGTGAACATTCTTATAGAAATGTAAGGATTGTATCTGCTGATATACCTTGGTTTCAAACCATACAATATGACAGCTTTAGAGTTGATGATGTTCAATTTTCGTCTAAAGGGTCTGGTGCTTGGGATGTTCTTTCCCTAAATAGAATACAGCTTCCTGCTATAGTTTTAGAAACATTGCCATCTGTGAGCATGACACCTTATGAGCTAGGAGCTATTAATAGGGTTCATAAACAAGATATATTGATGCATGTTTTTGCAGAAACACCTTGGGATAGAAGGCAAGTTCATGATGTTATTATTAATCAATGGGAAAAAAGATTTTGGGGTATAGATAAGACAAAACTTTTAGCTGATCAAAAATACCCTCTTACATATGATGGGCAAATAGCTCCATCTGGATTAAATTATGGGGATATAACAACTGACTACCAATGGAAGCTGATATCTTTTGATAAAATTAGATCTCAAGAGCAGTTTGCTGCTCCACCTATGTATAGATCTAGTATAAGAGTTACTTTCTCAATAGATTCTCTTTAAATTGGTGTATTAATTAAGTGAGGGTTGATTTTTGGACAGAATTTTATATGGGAGATTCATAAAATGGCAAATCGAAGAATATTTTACGCTTGTCAAGCAGTAGGCATTGCAGCAGATGGCACTACTTCTTATCAAGAAGTTCGTGGTCTTCAATCTGTTGGTATTAATACTACTTTTAATCTTCAACAAGTTTTTGAAATCGGTATGATTTCAATCTATGAAAACATCGAAGGTGTTGCAGATGTAGAAGTTACACTTGAAAAAGTACTTGATGGTTTTCCGTTGTTGTACCATCTCGGAACTCAAGGTGCTTCTAGTGCAACTTTGGTTGGTCGATCTAACAGGAAAGCAATTCTTGCTCTTTCTATTACTGATGATACTCAAGAAGCTGCTTCTGGAGTTCCAAGTTCTACTTGTGTTGTTTCTGGATGCTTTGTAAGTCAAGTTTCTTACAAAATTGGCATTGATGGAAATGCTACTGAATCAGTAACTATGGTTGCAAACAATAAGGTTTGGAATACTGGTTCTACTGGTAAGTGGACACCACTCTTTCGACCAGCAGACAATGCTGATCCTGCTTGGGATGCTGATCCATATGATGAAGCGACTAATTTTAGTGCTCAACGATCTGCCTCTGGTATTGCTCAAAGACAGCACCTTAATATGGACAAGTCTGTTTTCCCAACTCAGATTCCTGGTATTGATGCTTCTGGCAAGAATACTATTAATAGTACCTTAAAATGCTTTAATACATCTTTCCAATCCGCTTCTGCTTCTGCGACTCTTGGTCGTGAACAGATTCTTGAATTGGGTCGAAAAGCACCTTACTTCCGATATACCAAATTCCCAGTAGAAGTTAGTGCTGAATTTGAAGTATTGGCAAAAGGTGGCGATGATATTGAAGTAACCGAAAGTGGTTCTGCTTTCAATAGTTACAATGGTAACAACTTGAAAGATCAGACAATTAAGTTAGTTCTTACTGAAGGTACTGTTATTGATCTTGGTACAAAAAACAAGATGCAATCTTGTAATTACCAAGGTGGTGGTGTTGACGGCAACAATGCAACTGTCACCTACTCATTCAGAACCTTTAACGACTTTACTATTAAGCATCCAGTAGATCCTACATCTGCTTTACGAAGCACTGCTGATCTATAATAGTTTGCAAACAAATATGTGGGCAGCAGGGAAACCTGTTGCCCCTTATTTTTAGGAATATAGGATGGATCAGTTTAAGAAGGAATTATATATTAGTAGAATTATTACTGGATTTTTTCGTTGTAAAATCAACGGAAAAGTCTATTTGCTTAAACAGCCAGATCGCCACACTCGCCACATCGCTCAAGAAATATTCATAGAATCATTTGAAGAAGCAGAATTAGAAGGTCTGTACAATCAAGAAGAATTAGAATTCTTCATGTATAGCAACAATGTATGGGATGATGAGAAAGAAAAACAAATCGTTCAAATGCCAAAAGACATTGAGGAATTAAAAGTAAGGCTATTTGAAGCCACATTTAAAACAGAAGAAAGAAAAACAATTAGGAAAATGCTTAAAATAGCAAAGGAAACATTTTCTAATCTATACAGAGAAAAAAGTGCATATAATCATTTATCTTGTGAAGGCATTGCCTCTATGGATAAGATGAGATACTTAGTTGGAAAAGGACTTTTATTTGAGGATGGAACTAGAGTTTGGGAAAATGATGACTTTTGGAAACAAACTGAGCCACTTCTAGAAGATGCCACTTCAGCATTTATTGAAAATAAAATATCTGATTCTGAATTTAGAGAGATAGCAAGAACAGATCCTTGGCGATCTACATGGTCATGTAGAAAGTCTGAGAATAATTTATTTGGCGTTCCTGCTGTAGATTTAACAGAAGAACAAAAAAGCGTTATCATTTGGTCATCACTCTATGATAATATATATGAGCATCCAGAATCTCCATCAGAAGAAGTTTTAGAAGATGATGATATGCTCGATGGATGGCTGATTTTGCAAAGAAGGAAAAGGGTTAAAAAAGGAATAGAAACAGGCGTAGATGGATTGCTGTCAAATGACAAAATAAGAAACAGTAAAGAAATATTTATAATTGCAGAAAACAAGGAAGATGCTAAGAAGATAGAATCTTTAAATGATATGAATGCAAGGATGATTAAGAAAGAAAGATCACAAGCTCTAAAAAAACATGGCACTCTTGCAGAAGAAAATATGCCCGACTCTATAAGGGATATTCAAATGCAAATGAATGCTGGAGGTAAGTAAAATGGACATATATTCACAAATGGAAGATGCTTCTAACTTTTCTAAAAAGGATGAAGAAAGAAATAGAAAAAAGTACGAAACTGAATCAAAAACAAGATTGCAAAAAATTATAACTACTAAGCTAAGAACATCATTTATTGGTGCTCTTTCTTCTTTTGAACAAAACTTCGGAGAGATTTGGGGATATGGAATAAGTGAAGCTGATTTAACTGACAAACAAAGAAAGTGGAGGGAACTATGGGATCTGTGTAGAACAAATGTTTTGAATAATGGCAATCATCAAATTAGATCTTGCGAAAATGAGATAATGCAGTATATTGTTTATTGGAACAGACACCAGAATATTCTTAAGCAAAAGGAGGATTAGTTATGAGTGTCACAAATAAGAAACAGTTTAAGGTGACTTTGGATAGTAAAGAAGTCGAACTTTGTGTTGTTCGACCTAATGTTAAGCAAAGGCAAGAAGGGCAAAAGATTTACAATAAGGCATTTAGAGATGCCGTTGAATCTGGTGCAATTCTTCGTGGTAAAGTCAATAATGTTATGCGAGAGCAGAATCTTTGGGATGATAACAAAGAAGCTGAATATCGTAAATTATTGGAAAAAATTAATGGGGCAGAAAGGAAGATTAAGTCTGGCGGTATTAAACTCAATCAGGCTAAGGACTTAGCTCTTGAAATGAGGAAAGATCGTGCGGAACTTAGAGCTTTAACCTCTGAGCGATCATCCCTAGATAATAATACTGCTGAAGGTCAAGCAGATAATGCCCAATTCAATTACTGGGTTAGTTCATGTACGGTGTATTCAGAGACAGGGAAAACATATTTTAGTAATTATGAAGATTACTTAAATAGAGATGACGATCCAGCAACTGGACAGGCAGCAGGAAGCCTTGCTATGTTGCTTTATAATCTTGATCCAGATTATGAAAAGAAACTACCTGAGAACCAGTTTTTAGCTAAATACAACTTTGTGGATGAAGAGTTGCATTTAGTTGATAAGACAGGGCGAAGGGTTGATTCTGAGGGTAGGCTAGTCAATAAGGATGGTAGGTATATTAGTGAGGCTGGTGAACTCATTGATATTCATGGTAATCGAGTTAACGAGGAAGGAGATTATGTTGTTGAATTCTCTCCGTTCCTTGATGACGAAGGTAAGCCAATCGAAGAAAAGATTGAGACTGTCAAAACAACGGCAGCACCAGAAATTGTTGTTGAAGCAGCTAAAGTTCCTGCTGAATAAGTCAAGAACTAAACGGACAGTATCGCATAGATGGGCAGGGTTTAATCGTAGAAGTAACTACGCTTATGCTCTGCCCTTTTTTATTGAGGTATAAAAATGGCTTTTAATCTGACTGCCAATTTAAATGTTGCTGTAAATAGTGGTGCTTTAAAAGCAGCAGCCAATCAAATAAATAGCACATTAGGAAGTGTGAACAGTTTAAAAATAGGAACAAATTCTGCAACATTTGCTTCTCTTACTCCATTAAAAACTCAGCTTTCTGAGGTTACTAATTCCATAGAAAATTTTGGTAGGCAAGCTGGCTTTGCTGCTAAAAGATTTGCTGCATTTGCTGTGACTGCTGGTTCAATTATTACTTTCACTAACAACATTAGAGAAGCACTTTCTGCTGCTGTAGATTTTGATAGAGAGATGATTAGGCTAAGACAAGTCTCTGGAGATACGGCACAAGATGTTGCTGCTGTAGGTGAACAAATAACAGGTTTGTCTAAGGGTTTGGGTGTTTCAAGTAAAGATTTAGTTGGTGTAGCAGTAGTTTTAAAACAAGCTAACTTAACTCTTTCCGAAACTAAAGATGCTCTAGAGGCAATGGCACAAGCTGCTTTAGCACCAAACTTTGATAACCTCAAAGATACGACTGAAGGTGCTATTGCTATCATGAAGCAGTTTAAGGTCGAGGCAAAGGATCTTGGTTCAGCTTTAGGTTCTGTTAATGCTGTAGCTGGCGAGTTTGCTGTTGAAGCATCAGATATTATTGAGGCGATTAGAAAGACAGGGGGTGCTTTTAAAGCTGCTGGTGGTAATTTAAATGAGCTTATAGCCTTATTTACATCAGTACGACAAACGACAAGAGAAAGTGCCGAAAGTATTGGTACTGGCTTAAGAACTATATTTACACGAATACAAAGAAATGATACGGCTAATGCCTTAAAAGAAATTGGTATAAATCTTAGGTATACCGCAGATGAAGCTAAAGCTTTAGGAGATGTTGGTTTAGAACAGCAATTTGTTGGTCCATACGAAGCTATTAAAAGGTTGTCCTCTGGACTTTCTGAACTAAGGTCAACAGATCCCCGATTTAGTGCCATTGTTGAGCAATTAGGTGGTTATAGGCAGATCAGTAAGGTTATCCCACTTATTCAAGAATTTGCTACTGCACAGAAGGCATTAGGGGTAGCTCAAGCTGGTAGTGTGTCTTTGGCTGTTAATGCTGGTCAAGCACAGGATGCTCTTGCTGTAAAACTACAGAAGTTGAAGGAAAGCTTTTTTGAGGTTGGTAGAAGTATTGTTAATAGCCCTGGCTTTAGAAGTTTGGCTGATACATTCATTGGTGCTGCCACTTCGGTCTTGTCATTAATCAATTCACTTAAAGGTTTACTCCCATTATTTACTGCTCTCGCTGCTGTAAAAATTGGTCAAAGTATTGGTTCTTTTGCCACAGGTTTTGTAAAAGGTGCTGGTGCAGATAATTCTTCTGCAAGAACAAATAAAAAAGCAGATGGCGGTTTTCTTAGGATGAGAACAGGGGGCATAGTGCCAGGGAGTGGAACTGGGGATAAAGTGCCAGCTTTGCTTGAGCCAGGTGAGTTGGTTGTGCCAAGGAGTCAAGTAAGAAGAACTAAATACTATAAAGCTGGTCCTGTAAAATTAGAAAAAGTAGGAGGTAAAAAAGATACATCGTCAATAAATACTCTGATTAATAATGATCTAGACAAAATGTTAAATAAAGAAGACACAATTTATATGGAAGTTGTAGAAAAAAAACAAAAATTATTAAGCGATGAACATAAAAAAGATATTTATTCTTCATATCGTTTGGAAGATTCAGATGCTGAATTGTATTCTGATCCAAATTTTCGACCAATAATGTACGCTTCTGACAACACAAAACCAAAAACAGTAATATCAACAGCAGAAGCATTAGAGAAATATAAAACACAAAATCCAAAATTTAAAGAATTATCGATAGATTACTTAAAAAATTTAAAGAGAAAGATTGCTCCAGCAGAAGCTGCATGGGGGAAAAAATTTGAAAATATTACTCTTGAAAAATACAGTAGTACTATTCAAGCAGCTACAAGACCGACAATAAATGGCAAAATGGTTGCCGAAAGCACTTATCCAGTAGACACTGAAACAATAAGTCCTAGAAAAAGGAAATATGGAGACATTAAATTTAAAACTAGCAAAGAAGAAAATAATCATTTGTTAAGTAAACAATTAAGAGCAAAATTGTATTATAAAAAACCTGAAAAATTAGGCTTTAGTAAAAAACTAGGAGATAATGTTGATTTAGGATTATTTGAATACTATGGTTCATATGATACAAAACAAAAAGGCAAAACCATACTAGGAGCAAAAGGAGATTTTTTACAATCATTACAAGATTTGCACAATCAAACAAAACCAAAACTTGCTCTAGGTGGACCAATCCCTCGCCAAAGATTCATGAATGGCAATAGTGTAGGACCAAAACCATTTCCACCAAATTTTTCCCCCGAAGAAATTTTAAATTTGGTCAAGGGCGTTATTCATACAGATGAAGTGATAAAGGGTGCATTTAGAGTTGCTGCAAAAATAAATCATCCAGACAAGAATCCTACTGCTAAACCTAATGGCAACATGGAAAGAGTAAATGCTGCTCTTAGGACTTTATTAGATAGAAACATTCTTATAAGAGCAAGGGCTGAAGCTGGTCCAAAGACCACAGATAATACTAGACGAAATACCTCACCACCACCGCCACCAAAAAGAAATGCTCAATCAGAAGATCAAATTTTTAGGGCTGTTTTTGGCGATGCTCCAACTAAAGACGAAGCAAGAAGTCAATGGAAAGGCACAAATCCAGAGACATTTACCAAACCAAATAGATTTGATAGTTTTGAAGCAGTTAGAAATGCTAGTCAATTTAGAGAAAAAGAAGAAGCAGCTAAAACAATGAACGCTTCTTCTGCATATAGTGACAGGCTAAGAAAAGCAAAAAGAGGATATGCTAATGGTGGAGATGTAGTTAGACAGAAATTTGCTAGTGGTAAGTTTGTTGCTAAAGATACAAAAGGAAATATTGTTCGTGATAGTGTTGATGGTGCAGACGAAGTTGAAATGGCTGCAAAGATTAGGCAGATGGGATACTTTGTTATATCTCTTGAGCTTGTTGCTGCCAAAAAAGCCTCACAACAAAAACTACAAGAAAGACAAGACAGAAGAGATCAAGCAAAAGAAAGAGCGAAAGAACTTAGAAGATATTGGAATATGAATGAGACAGACACAGGTGACATTAATACATCTAGACCTCCAAAAAGAGGTAACAGTCTTGCAATAGAAGAATCAGAAAGACGAGAAGAAAATGCTAAAGGAATTGTTTTGTCTGGACCAAGTGGTGCTATTGCTGGAGGTATTACTGGTGCTGTTAGTGGTGCTCTTCTTGGTAATATTCCGGGGGCATTTATTGGTGGCACTTTAGGATTTGGTGCTGGAGCAGTTGGCGGTATGATGTATGACAAATCAAGAAAATCAGAAGATGAAAAAAATAAAGGTTTGGCTAGATTTTCTTATCAAGACGAACAGGGCAAAAAAGGAATTATTCCTGCTAGAGATAAAGAAGAAGCAATAAGAAGATTGTCTTTTGATCGTATTACACCAACAAATATGCGGAGAGTTGCACCAGAAAGATCTTGGGGTGAATATCTCGAACAAAAAAGAAATGATATTTTTGGTATAAAAAAAGCATCAATAGAAGAGACAAATAGGGAATCTCGTAGCCGTGAAAGAAAATTTAGTAAAAGCATAGGCAAAGGAGATGCCCCACCAATAATGGTAAGGAAACCATCTAAAAAGACCAAAGAATCTAAAAAATATAGTGAAGATATATACAAGCCACTTCCTGCATTAGCATTAGATCCAACTTTAGGAAAATCAGTAGCAATCACAAAAGAAATGATGGAAGAAAGAAAAAAGGCTAGGGGTTTTGCTTCTGGTGGATTAGTACCAGGAACTGGCAATTCTGACACAGTTCCAATGGACTTAGACGAAGGTTCGTTTGTAATTAAAAAGTCTTCAGTTAATAGCATAGGCATTGATAATTTAGCTAATGCTCACAAATTTGCATCTGGTGGTAAAGTTCCTGCATTACTCACGCCAGGTGAATATGTATATAGCCCTAGCGAAGCAAAGAAAATTGGTGCTAATAAACTTCATCAAATGAATAGTTTTGCAAAATTTAAAAAAGGTGGTGAAGTTGGTAATAGTATAGTTAGTGATACATTTTTAAATAGCCCAAACAACTTAAAGAAAATACTTTTAACATTAGTTGATCAAATAATGGAGTCAGATCCAGAAATATCAAAAAAAGATGCAAAAGCAGAAGCCACAAGAATTGTAAGTGAAATAAAAGTTCAAAATCAAACATCAAATCAAGCAATTGGAAATGTTGCTAGAGCAGATCAAGATATATCGGCAGAAAAATCAAATATTGGTGTTTTTAATAAAGAACTAAAGGGTTTTGGTAAAACACTATCTACTTTAGGTAAAGAAGCAACTAGTTTAGCGGAAGCACTTCAGAAGAATACAGATGCAGCAGATGCTTCATATACTGCTGAATTAGAATTAAGGGCAAAGGGTACAGCAATAGTAGCTGCTAGAGATGCAAAAGTAGCAGCAGGACAAGATTTAACTAAAGAAAATACAAGGGTTGGATCTGCACAAACAAAAGTAAATGAATTAAAAGATAAAAAGAAAGACATGGAAGAGGCTAGACAAGCAAAAATAGATGCAGCAGATCAAAGAATTGCAGCAGCAGAACAAGCAAAAATCACAAAAGAAGCTCAACCAGTAGATTTAACTCAAGAAAATAAAAGAGTTGTTTCAGCAAAACAAAAAGTCGATGATTTAAAGCAAAAAAAGAAGGACATGCAAGAAGCGAAGCAAGCAAAAATTGATGCAGCGAGTCAAAGACTTGCAGAAGCAGAAGAAGCAAAAAGATTAAAATCTCAACAGCCAGTAAACTTAAAAAGTGAAACTGCAAAAGTTGGAAATATTACCGGAAGAATTTCTGTTCTAGAAGCAAGAAAAAAATCTAAATTAGATGCTGGTGAATCAGTTAGAGTTGTGAATGCACAAATAGCAGAAGCAAAAAGACAAAGAGATGTATTGACAAAACAGATGGCAGATAAAACTGCTGCTGGACCTAACACAAAAAAAGAACAAGAAGAAATTGATAAAGCAAAAGAGGAATTAGCAAAAGCTAGTAAGCCATTAAAAACAAAAAACATAGACACAAAAATAATGAGAGCAGAAGATGCTCTTACGCAAGCTACTACTGCAAGAGACAACAAAGTTCCTAACACAAAAAAAGAACAGGAAGAAATCGATAAGGCGAAAGCAGAAAAATTGGAAGCTGAAAAACCATTAAAATCAAAAGCAATAGATGCAAAAATAACAAAAGCTGAAAGTGCTTTGACTACAGCAACAAACGCAAGAGATACCAAGGCAAGAACGGCAGTAGACACATCAAAAGAAGATGCACAAATTTTAAAGTTAAATCAAGATTATCAAAAACTTCTTGATGATAGAAATACAAATGCTCAAAATAGAGTGGCAATAGAAAATAGCATTACTGCTGTTGGAACTAAACAATTAAATGTTCAAAATGAAATTTTAAAGACAGAACAAAACATAAAAGATGCAGAATCAAACATACAAAAAGCCGAAACAGCAAAAGCAGCAGCAAAAGCATCAGGGGAAAAGGCCACTAGATCATTTCAAGTAAATGCAAAGGGTGAGATTGTAAATGAAAAAGGAAGGCCAATTGGACAAACAAAGCCAATAACTACACCTGATTCAATAAAGCAAATTTCAAAACAAAGAGAAAAAGAATACGCTAAACAAAATGATGGTAAAGCCCCTAGAAAAAGCGAAAGAGAAGATATAAGAAGTGGAATAGTTAATGAATATAGAGTAGCAACAGAAAAACAACTTAGAGCAAAAGCACAAAAAGAAGGAAAACCTGTTAGCGAATTGCAAATCCAGTCTATGACTGATCAATACACTAAGCAGTTTGCTCAAGGAAAAAGAGGGGCAGTTTTTAATAAACAAGGTGAAGTAACAGGAGATAAGTCTTTAGGATCAAAATTAATTAAAGGTGGAGATTATAAAGAAAGTGGCGATTTAACATTCCAAGGTAAGGTAAAAGATTTTGGAAGTAGAGCACTTTTTGGTTCAAAACGGACTGATTTTGAAGCTGGTTCAGAAGGAGAGAGACAGTTTAAACAAGATAGAGCATCTGGTTACGCCAATAGAATAACAACTGCTGCTGTTGGTGGATCTTTACTTGCTTCTGGAATGAGAGCAGAAGCACCAGAAGTTTCTTCTCTTGCAAAAGCAAATGAACAAGGAGTAGTTGTTGAAGATAAAGCACAGCAAGAAGCTTATAGGTCCACACTTCAATTTGCTGGTGCTATTGAAAAAGCTGGAACATATGCTGCTACTACTGCTACCGCTTTTTCGGCACTTGGGCCAGTAGGTACTCTTGTAGGCGGTGCTTTAGGTGCATTTGTTGGATTAATAAAAGGTTATGCTGATGGCACTAAAGAAGCAGAGGCACAAATAAGAGAAGTAAAGTTAGGTGCTGCACTAACAGGATTGCAAGGAACATTTGATAAATTAAATACTGGTTTAAGAACTTTTGATGATACTATTGCCGAATCAATTGCAGCAAATCAAAAAATTATTACTGAAGCAAACGCTGGAAAAGCATTCGTTGAAGCTGGTGGAGAGAAAAGTGGTTTTGATAGATTAATATCTGGAATTACTGGTGGCGGTTTTGGTGGATTTGATGTTAAAAAATTCAACGAATTAAATTCAAAAAGTCAAAAAGAAGCTGGTGCTGCACAAATAGTTCCACTTACGAACATTTTAAATAAACAAGCCGAACAACTTGGTTCTAGTGCAGTAAGACAGGCTGGTGGAAATGCTGGAACATTAGACTATAAAGATTTTGCAGCATCATTAGATACCAAATTAACTAGTGGCGGTGGTGGATTTAATAATGCACAAATACAAAAAATTGCTAATGCAAGAAATGTAAGCTTTGATGATGTTAAAAAAGAAATTGTAAAAGTAATGAAAGATTCTTTTAAAGCTGCACAATTAGAAAAAACTCAAAAAGAAGCAGTAACTGTAAATCAAAGATCTATAAATTCTATGGCATTATTATCAGAAGCAGTTGTTGCTGCTGCTAATTCGGTAGAAAGTTTCTCTAATAGGTTAAGCACAAATGAGTCATTTTTTAGTGGCGGTATTGGATCAACAAAAGTAACTGGAATTTCTAATCAGTTTGATCAAAAATCAACTCCAGACTTTAATTCTTTTAATTCTGCCGTTTCTAAACTTTCTGATTCACTTGGAACTTATGGCAATGAATTTAAGACTCAAGGAAATGCGATTAATGCAGCTTCACAAGCATTGCCTTCATTACTTGCTGGTGCAATAGAAGATCCTGTTGGTGGTCAAGATATAGCCGTACAAATAGCTGCTGGTTTAAGAGAAGCTTTAAGTGCTCAAGGTATTAGTGGGGCTGGAGCAGATAGAGTCGTAAGTTCTGTTGCTGGAAATGTATCTGGACAAGAATACACAAAGCTACTTGCTGAAGCTGGTGGCGATGTATCTAAAGTTGCAGAAAAACTACTTGGCAATATAAAAGACCCATTTTTAAATGCAGCTAAAGATATAAGTCAAAGATTAGAAAATGCAAGTAATCAATACATTAGTGGTTTAGAAAATTTAGCTCAAAGACAAAAACAAATTGGCGAATCGTTTAAAAACTTAGAAAGTGCAAAACTACAGAGAGATAAGTTTACAGCAGAGACTGTTGCTACAAATGCTGGTTTGCCATCACAAGCAGGGAATTTGATTTCAGTAGATAGACAAATGCAAGGCTTTAGAACAAATCAAGAAAGACTTACTGGAACCAAAGGAGCAGAAGCACAGGACTCCAGAGTAATTGGAGATAACTTAAAAAGAACGCAAGAAAGAATTAGGGAATTAGAACCCAAAGTACAGAATGCTTCTGGTGCAGAAGGTGGTGGGGCTGCATTTAGAGGTGCAGCATCTGAGTTAGTTAAATTAAAATCAGAAGCTTCAAATTTGCAAGAGTCATTAAAGAATTTGGCAGATCAATCAAACAATCTTGCTATTTTGGAAGGCAAACTTGGTCAAGTAAGACAAGAAAGAGATAATGAAACTCAAAGAGGAAAAGAGTTTTTAACGGCAGATCCAAAAGAAAGACAAAAAATATTAAGAGATAGAGTTCAAGGACAAGGACTACTTAAACAAGCACAAGCTCAAGGTGGAAATGTAAGTAATTTTAGTTCTGGACAAAACAAAGCACTTTTTGCATTCTTAGATAGTTTTGGTCCAGTTGGAAAAGATATTGCAGACAACATTGTGCGTAATACTACTGGTTTAGGGAAAAAGAAACCAGAAGAAGATATGTTAGTTGGAAAATTAGCCAAAGTATATGACGAGCAAGTAAAAGCAAATCAAGAGTTAATTGGTAATCAAAGAAGTTTACAGACTGATTATTTTTCTCAGTTGACAAAACAAAATACTACATTTTATTCAAACCTAGATAAATTTATTGCTGGCATGGAAAAAAGTCAAGTTCAAGATGAAAAAAATAGAGAAGTTGCAAAGTCTGCAAAAATAAAAGATGTTCAAGAAAAAAGTGGTTTTCTTAGAGAAGCTGGAGTAACTGATGAAAATCTAAAAGATGTTAATGCAAATAAAGGAAAAATATCAGAAGTAATAAAAGCAAGAGAAGCAGCAAAAGAAGAGGAAAAAAGATCTGTAAATATTAATGAGTCAATGAGAGAAGGTGATTTCGCACAATCTCTAGGAAGATCATTCACTAAAGATGCAAGAGAAGCAGATGCAGCAAAAGAAATTGGATCAAAAGGAGAAACATTAAATGACATACTTTCAAAAATAGGATTGACAGGAAAACAAAGCTCTCTAGTTCGTGAGCAAGCAACAATTGCTGTAACTCAAAATAAAGATTTAAACATAGAAGAAGCAATAAAAATAGCTATAAGACAAGTATCGGGTCAAACAGTTAATGATGCAGAAAAAAGAGTGAGTACAGCAGAAAAAGGTGCTGGAGCACTTGGCGTTAATATTGCCAATAAAGCACAAGAACAAGGAATAAGTGCAGAAAAGTTTGAATCTAGTCTTGCAGCAGTTACCGAATTAAATCAAGGTATTGGGGTAAAACTTACAACGGCAGCAAGTACTGCTACAGCAAATATTGATAGATTATCTGCATCCATTAATAGTTTAGGGGCACAACAACAAGGTATTGCTCCAGTTAATGTAAATGCTAATCCTGCACAAGCAATTGGATTTGCAGTTGGTGGTCCAGCATTTTCCCCAAGAGGAACTGATACTGTTCCAGCAATGTTGACACCAGGAGAATTTGTAGTAAATAGAAGTGCAACACAACGAAATCTCCCACTGCTTCAATCTATAAATAGTGGAAAAACATCGTATTTAGCAGATGGTGGAGAGGTATTGGGAAAAAGAATAAAAGCATCAGAAGATGTAATGAAAATATGGGATACCCCAGGATTAAAACAAGAAGAAAAAATAGCTTCAATTAGAAACATCATAAGCAATAAATATAATTCTCTTAAAGAGTCTTCTTTAACTAATGTTCCTAATGGAATAGAAGGCGAATCAAGAAAGTCTGCTGCTTCTGCAATATTGCAAGAGGTTATTTCATCTTTATCAATAGGTCAAATTCCAAAAAATGAAAGTGCTAAAAGGGTAATCGATAGCAATGGTGGAATTGAATCACTTCAAGATTTTGGAAATATTTTTGGTGATTTTAAAAGAAAAGGAGATACAGAAAATTCACTAGGTTATAGAACAAAAGAAATAAATGATAATTATGAAAAAATTAAAAAAGAAATGTTAGATGAAAAGTTATTAGATCCAACAGAATCATATGAAAACTTTAAAAAAGATAATAAATATAATTATGAGTTATTATATAGCAAATATGATCCTGCAAACATAAGGACTGCCCTTAATAGTGTGATGATAGAAGCTGGTAGAGATGCAACAGTAAAAGAAAAAGTTGTTGCTGGATTACTTGGTGCTGGTTCTGCAATTATTGCTGCTCCTATCGCTATTGGTGGCGTAGCTCTTTCTGGTGCTGGAGCTTTAGGAGCGAGTATTAGTGGGGCTTCTGTTACTGCTGCTGGAGCTACAACTTATGGACTTGGAAAACTTATAATGTCAGAGTCCGCAGAAGAAAAAAAGAGAATGGATTTATTTAAATTGGATGCAGCAATAGCAGATCCAATAAACCAAGATAATACACATGGGTATTCTGCTGCTGTTTCAACAGGAGCAAATATTAAAAAGTTTGCAGATTTAGAAACATTGAATTCAAAAAAAGAATTTGCAGAAGGAATGAAAAGGATAAAAGAAGACTTTAATCATGTTTACAAATATGGAGTTTCTGGAAATGTTAAAACGCCAGGCTGGTGGGGAAAAACAAATGAAGAAAAAATGAATACTGATTTATTAAAAGAAACATGGTATTACAAAGGAACTAATGGTGGTGCTATAGATGTAGCAAAAGATGGCTATACATGGCCAGGTATTCAAAATTATAGTGGTGAAAAGGTTAATACTTTTATTCAGCCCCTTATTGATAAGGCAAATGCTCCAGATCCATCAAACGCACAAAAAATAAAAAATTACTTAAAAAGAAAAAATATATCTGATAAAACATATTTAATTCCAGATGATTTAAATGATTTAAATCAATTTATTGTAAATCCAGAATATTTAAAAAGTTTAAATGCTGCTGGCACTAAAGATATAGATGCTAATATAGATGCTAAAATACCACAATATATTGCAACAATAGCAAATTTAAAAGCACAAAAGAAAGACATTGTTTCAGAAAAGAAACAAGAAAATATAGTTGCCAACATTGCAAACGAAGAAGGCACAACGCCCATAGATACGCAGATAAGAATGGCAGAGAATGAGGTTCTTGCAGCAAGAGGGAATAAAGAATTAGAATCTAAGAAAAAAGCAGAATTAGAAATATTAAAACTAAGAAGAACAAGCTATAACCAAACTGGATTAACATCTAATGAAAAGTTAAGAAATGCTTATGGTCAAAATAGACCAGAAATAGATAAGAGCTATGTTGAATCTAAAGCTTATCTTACTCAAATAAAAGAAGGAACTGGAGAGAAGTTTGTCGCTACAGATATGGGCAAAGAAGACGAGCTTTTCTTAAAGAGACAGGGCGATGCAGGAAGATTAGCACAAATAGGTTTAAGAAGAGAAGTGCAAGCTAGTGCTATACTTGGCAAAATGGTAAAGCTAAAAGGTATTTTTGCTAAAAATCAAGGCGAAGAATTAAACAAAAAAGAATTTGCTGAAATTGGTAAAGATCCAAATCAATTAATACCTTTAGGCTTAAAAGAATACAATAATTTATACAGTGGACAAAAAGGAAGTTTAGCAAAAGAAGACTTTGATAATCCTAAACTTATACTTCCATTCCAAAAAGAAATTGTTGGATCTTTCTTTAAACAACAAGCAAGCACAAGATCTTTAGCAATAAGTGGTAAGGGTCTTCTTGACTTTATTGATCAATATTCAAACATAAAAGACACTAAGGGTTTTGTTGAAGCAAAGGTAAAACAAGCTGGACCAGATGCTATACCTTTAGTTGTAAGGGCGATAGAAGAAGGAAAAATAAATGCGTTGAGCGTTCTTAATGCAGCAGCAGCAAATGTTGGTGGTATAAGCAGAAAGAGCTTAGAAGGTGCTATTGGAAGAAATAAAGACTTTAATCTATTAGATAAGCTCTCCGAAAAACAAGAAGGAAAAGCACAAAAAATTGTTAAACCATTCTCTGGAATTGATTTTATAGAAGGTGAAGATGGTGCTTATGCAACTATAAAGGCAGTAAGTGGAAAAGGTCAAGTTTCGATGTCTGCCAATAATACCGCATTAAGAATAGCTGCTCCTTACTTGCCAAAATCAATTTATAAACAAGATATTCTTGCTGGAGAAGCATATAACAATGATGGATTAAAAAAATTGGCTGGTGATAGACCAACATTGGGAAGTCCTAATAGCTCTTTCACATTTCCAGCAGATGGGCCAAGTCTTTTTACTACAGAAGATTTTTTAAATGCTGTAAGTAATTCACAGGGGTACGCAACTATTTCATCAAAAGCAGTAGTTGTAGAAGAAGATGTTGAAGGTAAGAAACAAAGAAAGATTGATTATAAAAGAAATTTAGATGTTGCAAATATTGAAAATTCTAAAACTAGAGAGGCGATGAAAAATCGTTTAAAGCGTATAAATGACATAGAGGGAATTAATAAACCGAATCAACCAGAAGAAAATAAAAATGTAGTTAAAGGAGAACCCAATGAATTTCAAGCTGCAATTATAAAAGAAAAAAATGAACAGAGTGCTCTTGCAGCTAGACTACCTAGAGCAACCAAAGAGCAACAATTATTTGAAGGCCAATACGGAGAACTAAGTGTTGAAAGTCGATTAAATAGGGGTGAAATAACTAGAGAAGAAGCAGCAGCACAAATAGAACGACAAAGACAAGCTAGAAAAATGTCATCTGGTGGAATAGTAAACTATCTTTCATCTGGTGGTGTTCCTAGTCATAGTCCTAATCCTGATCCTTCGTTCTTTAAGCCTAAAGGTACAGATACAGTACCAGCTATGCTTACGCCAGGTGAGTTTGTAATAAATGCCTCTGCTACTGCTAAACATGGCGATTTATTAAGTGCTATAAATAGTGGTAAAGATGTTGGATATTCTGCTACTGGTGGAATAATTTATTTAGAAGATGGTGGAGAAGCAAGAAAAAAAGCATTTTATGAAAAAATGAATAAGCGAAAAAATGACGAAGAAAAATTAAGATATTTAGTTGATGATAAAGATAAAGATAAAAATACCTACATGCAAGACAGAAAAGATGATTTAGAATCTACTGCTAATAGGGCAACTCAAACTTTTTCTCGTAGGCAGAACCAATTTATACAAGATGAAGACAAGAGCAATAATGCTGGAACAGAAATGGTTTTTAATGCTATGGGGATGACTGGACTTGCAAAAGCAGGAATATCTGCAATTTCAAAATTTGCAATGAGTCCATCACTTAACGCTGCTGGTCAGGGAGCAAAAAATATTGGGAAAAACTATTTTAAATACGAAGCACAAAATCAAGTGCAAAACACAGGTATAGATATTTTTAAGTCAAATGCGGAAAAATTACTTAGATATGCAAGCGGTGGATTAGTAAGTTATTTATATGATGGTGGATACTTAAAAAGAAGAGCAAACTTAGCTTCTTATAGTGGCAGTGAAAATGAATATGTTACAGATCAAGAAGAAGTTGGTAAACAAAATACGGCAAATATAACCAATAGAATAGCAGCAAAGAATCAAGCTGAAAACAATGCATTTCAAATGTTTTCTAACATTAGATTTAATGACGGAACTGGTAGTCTTTTTGACAATACACAATCTGGATTTTCTACTGGATCTGGTGGTGTTTCTGCTCAACAAGCACTATCTTTTCAAGATCCAACTAAGCCTGGTGGAGAAGGCATAACATCAGCAGCAATGGGTATGATTGGAGATGTTCAATCCAGAATGAAGGGTAATAAAAATCCATATGGAAATATTTCTGTTACTGGTGCAGAATTAAACGAATTAAAATCTGCAAAAGCAAATGAACCAGAAATACAGAAGAGGTATGATGAATATAAAAAGTTTATAGAAGAACAAAAAAAACAACAAGAAGAAGAATCTGGTAGTACATATGCAAGTTTGGGGGGATTGATTTATGCTCAAGGTGGACTTTATCTTCCTCGTAATAATTATAGACCATATGTTTCAATTCCAGATAGCAGTTACACAGGTAGCGGAGGTTACTTTGGTGATAATGAATCTATTAATAATGGTGGGGGTTATTTTGGTGAAAGTGGAGATAAAATAGAAAGACAACAAAAACTTTACGAAATTCAAAAGAAAAAACAAAAAAGTCCTCGTTACCTACAAGCAGAACAATATCAACAACAACAATTTCAACTTAGAAATCAAGCATATCAATCACAACAACGAAAATCGCAAAATCCTAAACGACAACAACAGCCAGAACAATGGCAAATAAATTGGCAACAACAGCAACAAGCAAGTGGATATAAAAATCCATATGCAGCATTGCAATCAAAACCAATGTTTCCAGAACAGAGACAACAACAATCAGAAAATTTTCAAAATCAAAGGGCATATCAAGCAAAGCAAGAAATGTATGGCGGTCCTAGTGCCCAACCAGTATTTCAAGCAAGTAACTATGCAGGAAGTTTCTTTAATCAAGTTCCACAGCAACAACAAGTAGCACAAGACCCAAAACGAAAACAATTAAGTTTGTTTAGAATGAATCTAGGGTCATATAGTTCTGGTGGTAATGTAGATACTATTCCAGCTATGTTAACTCCTGGTGAGTTTGTAGTAAATAAACAAGCATCATCTAAAAATTATTCTTTATTACATGCAATCAATAGTGGCAAAGAAGTTGCTAGATTTAAAGATGGTGGTAGCGTTGGAAATATTCGTGGAAGAAAAGTAGACCCAATAGAATCTGGAATAAGTCTATTAGCTGGTAAGCTATCTGGAGTTGGAAATAAATTTATTGAGAGTGGAGATTCATTCAAGACTGGAGCAAATGCTAATAGGGAAGGATCACAAAACATATTGGCTTCTTCATCAAAGTTTAATTCTGGAGTTGGAAGTTTTGCTGATTCTGCTACTAAAATATCAAAAAGAAAGGGCTATAATTCTGGTGGTCTGGTAAACTATTTTGCAGATGGTGGATTCACACCAAGAGGCACAGACACTGTTCCCGCTATGCTGACACCAGGAGAGTTTGTGGTAAATAGACAATCAACATCTAAAAATTTAAATTTATTAAAAAATATAAATGGAAATGCTAGTTATATGTCTAATGGTGGAGTTATGTATGCTAGAAGGGGTGCTTTTGTTGGAAATTCATCGCAAGACTCATCTCCAGCAATAGATATGACTTCAGTTACAGAATTAGCTAATGCAATAAGTACATTAGGAACTACATTTCTCAAACCTTTTGGTGAACAAGTAGATGCATTTAAAAATTATGCTGAAGCTTTACAAACACAAATCAATAAAATACCAACAGTAGTAAGAATAGAAGTCATGGGTAGTTTAAATGCTGCTTTAAATATTGACTTTAATCCAGATGGCGTATATACAGCGGTAACACAAGCAACGCAAGAATTACAAGGGTTTATAATTGCAGAAATAAATAAACAACTTGGAAATGATATGAGAGCATAACAAGGTAAAATTATGGCAAATTATATTGTATCTGGTGCTGGCAGTGGAGGGAACTTTAATGGCACATTTGTGTTTGCCAGCGGTTCTTTATATGAAAACAGCGTAGATTCAAATTATGTGCTGGTTTATGACTCAGGATTATCTCAGTGGACTATTCGTCATTTTTCAAGCGTTTATTACTATAATACTGCAAGTGCAGGAAGTCCACCGCTAACAGGATGGCTAACATCATTAGGTTCAGCACCAGCACCAACAATAGCAATTGTTCCACCGCCAAAACTATTTGGCATAAGAAATTTATTTTTAAAATCTGCTTTTGAAAACACTGTTTCTTTATATATAAAGTCTTCTGTATTTGATGCCAATATATTGCCATTACATTTAAAGGTAAATACTCAAGAGCAAACAGACTTATATTTAAAAGCTTCTCCACAAAGTTCAATTAATTTATTCATAAAATATTGGTATGAACATCAAGACAACCAAGAACTTTACTTAAAAGCATTTTTAGAAGCATCAACTAATTTATTTATAAAAAACATAAATTTATATACTGAATTAAATAATTCTATTGATTTGAATATTCGATCATCAACAATAGATCAAAAAGCAGACAGCGTAGAATTTTATATAAAAGCACTTTTTAAAAATAGCCTAGAATTATTTTTGATGGTAAATGATAGAGCATCAACAACAAACTTTATTCATGTATATATATCTGGACAAGTAATAAATTTAGCTTATTTTGAAAGTTTAAACCTTTATTTGAGCAATGACTACACATTTATTAATAACTCGTTAAATATTACTATAATTGGTCTTGGAACTACATTTAATGGAATACCAAGCAATTCATCTATGAACATGTTTATACAAAGAGATGTTGAAGCAACTTGGAATTCTGTACCATTAATAGCTTATGGTGCTTCTCCTGCAATAACTAGCAGTATTGACTTTAATATATATCCAAGTGACATTTATTTTTATTCAGTTAGGTTAATAATTCCAAAAGTAAATCAACCATTCAATGAAAATATGCAATTATACACTCATGGTTTTGAGGATTAAACATGGCTGGAACATTATCAGATCCAATTCAAACATTTTCATTGCAAGAAAGTGTGCAGTTTTACGATAATGGAAAAGCAAAAACATATCTTTTCAATATATCTGTATCTGCAAAATTTGTTCCAAATCAATCTTTATCTATAAATGCAAAGCATTCTGCTATTATTGCAAGACAGGCAGCTATAATAACACAAATCAATGCATTTAAAGGTCAAACATATTTTGAAGTTCAATCAAGAGATGGTAATACTCCACCAATCAAGTTTATACCTAGAATTAAAAGTCTAAATTTTAAAGAAGATTTGTGGGTTGATTTTTGTGATTATACAATTGAAATGGAAGCAGATTCTGTAACTATTGGATCGATAACAGTACCAGACAAAATTAATTCTTCAGAAATAGATGAGTCATGGTCAGTTGATTATAACGATGAGGATTTGAGATTTACAAAAGTAAATCATAAAATTTCTTGTAAGTCTAAAGATGTTGATGGAAAAAATGGTTGGGAAACATCAAAAACAGAAGTTTTAAAAAAAATAAACGATCTTATTCCAACAGACATAAAAGACGAAGCTGGAAATACTTATTTAAAAGCTTCACCTTCAAATAAATTAATTAATTATAGTGTAAATGTACTTGGCGGTGAATTTTCTGCCGAAATAAATTTAACTTATCATAACAATCTATTAAAGAATTCAATTCTTCCTCAATTACCACAAGCACATCATGAACAAACAGTTACAGACAAACAATCCAATGAAACATTAAGAGATACGCTTTCTATAGAAGGAACTATAACTGGCCTATCTTCATCTTCTACATCAACTCCAAGCAATAGATATACAGAAGCATTGGCATTATGGACAACGGTAAGGACTGCTTTAAACCTTAAATATCTTACATTAACAATAACTTCATTTTCAGAAACACATGATAAAGTAAAAGGAATAATTAATTATAGTTATGAAATTGAAAATATAAAAAGACCAACAACAACTGGCATAAAAAACGAAACAATAACTGTAAGTTATTTTGGGCCTTTAGCTGATCCTCTTAATACTTATGTTATACACAATACTATCTATGGAGATAAGGGGCCAGTTTTTCAAAACATTAACATGAATAAAGCAAAAACAATGTCTATTACAATAGAAAGAGTTGGAACAGAAACAAAACCAGATACATTGCAATATCAACCAACAGGAAGTATGATTGAATCTGATACTATTAATTTTACTGCACAAAATAAAAAAATATCAAGAACTACAGTATTTATATGGGCAGATGGATCAACGCCAGTTTTGCCAACCATTACTAATTTTGATTTGATAAACACAGAAATACCTAGACCATATTAGGAATAATTTATGTCTATTACATTAAATGGAACTGCAATAAGACCAATACCATTGATAAGTATTAGTCAACAATCAGAATTTAGGGATAGCGGTAAATTAAAAACGACCACAATAACAGTAGATTTAAAAGGAAAAATTTTAGCTGTTGATCCAATAGCGGGTGAGTCAGAACCAACTGGAACTGCTGAACAAATAGATAAAGCTAAATTAGGTTTAATTATAAAGAAAATGGAAACCTTAGAAGGTTTAGTAATCCACAAGATAGATGATATTAATATAAGCACATCAATAGGTGGTCCAAATTTATCTGGAAAATTTAAATTAAAATCTAAAAGCTTCCAGCTTGAACAATCAAGTTTAATATGTGATTACACAATATCTTTAGAACAAATAGTATTGGACAATGAAGATCCAGATGAAACTTGGTCATTAGATCCAGCAGATGAATATGGGAGATTTGTAAAGATAAATAGGTCTAGAAGCATACAAGTAAAAAGCACTGAAATTCCAGCTAAAGATTATGAACTGGCAATGGAGAAAGTAGTTCTAACCACATCTATAGCTGATTCTGATGCTTCTACATACTTAACTTTGCCAACAGAAGATTCTTATAATAAAACAACTAGTTATTCAGTTAACACATATAAGAATACTGTTGATTGCAATGAGTCTTGGATATTATCAAAAGACCCATTTGTAATCGAAGAAACATATACGGAAAAAGAAAGTTTTGATTCTGTATACAAATCCGCAAGCTTGCAAGGAACTATAACTGGATATGAAGGAAATGGGAAAACAAAGTATGATAATGCATCAGACAAATTAAAGGCAGTTAAAGAAGCAAGCCCTTGGGAAATAGGCAAATCATACACTATTGGAACAATAACTGGTAAAGTAAGATCTGTTTCTGAAGGAACTAATAAAATATCTGGAACAATAAATTATTCTGTAGAAATTTCTGAGGGTATAGAAGAAACTACTGAAAGATTTAAGTCTGTAAGTTGGACAGATACGCCACCTACAGATGTAATTGTTGTAATACCAGCAGTTGGTAAAGAATCAGGTCCAATTATACAAAAACTTCCAGCCAAAAAAAATGGTGTTAAAACAGTCAATATTGAAGTATTATATAATGATGGATCTAAAGGTCCACCAGATGTTTCTTCTTATGCACCAACAGCCACTGAAATATTTGTAGAAAAAGACGATATGACATTTGATTATAGAACTAAAAAAGTTACAAGATCAGTAGTTTGGAATTATAATTAGGTGAAAAAATGAGCTTTGAAAGATTAAAATTTTTAGATTTAACAATAGTAGATTTTAATTCATCTATTGGATGGAATGACACAGAATCATCTGTAAACATAAAACTTGCTCCAGAAGATGGAGAAAGCATAGCACCGTATGAGTTAGGAAAAAATTATGAGTTTTCTTTAACTGAAGATTCTGTTTTTAAATTTAATGGTTTTCTAGATAGAGTTATTGAAAAACATGATACTGGTGGAACTTTTTATGAAGTTAAATTAAATGATGGAAAAGAATTAATCAAAAATGTTGAAGTTATAACTAGTAGCTTGTATGGAACTAGCGATACAAAAGAAGACTCTCCAATAATAAATATGTTTAATGTTTTTAGGTGGTGGGAGAGTAAGGGATTTGGCAAAAGTCAAGCTAATGAAGGGGGGATGCCATACTCAAAACTTGAAGAAGGAATAAATGAACTTTCTAAAAAATATGGAATTATATCTGCTGGAGTACCATATTCAATAAAGTTAAATTTTGCAACCAGCGTACCAAAATTTTATAGAATAGAAGGTCCGTATATAAACTTAATGGATTTAATATCTAAAATTTGTGATGATTTAGGTTTATTGTTTAAGATTACTCTAACAGGCACAGAATTTACAGTTCAAACAACAAGTTTAGGCGTAGATCCAGCCAATCAAAAAGTTCAAAATGTTATAAAAGATTTAGCAAAAGACAGGAATGTTATTTCTTGGGATGCTGGAATTGAATCTTCCAATAATATTGAATCAAATTTTATGCTTTGGGGTGGATTAAAAGAGCACAGCATAGTTTTTAACAACGATGTAGATTTAACTCAAATGAATGTTATTGTTGGAACACCAGTAAATTACCCCCAATATTTTTATAGTAATGCTGTTGGTCCAAATTCAAGAATAAAGCAATTTTGGGGATATGATATTAATGGAACAGCATACTGGTCATCTGCTCAATACGATGTTGTAAAGTGTGCATGTCCATATTATAACTATAGATTTAATAGTTTAAGACCATCCGTAGCGAGTCATTCTACTGTAAAGGCAAACGCTTGGGGCATACCTTTAGTTGGAATGGAATCAATATTTCCGGGTGCTACATATTATGAAATGACAATGGATGAGTTGTTGTTGATAACTGGTGGAAATCAAGACAATTGGTCGTTGTATTTAGAAATATGGGATGATGCATTTAATAATGATAATATATATACGAGGGTTTTTCTTAGAGCACCGAGAAGAAATATCTCTATGGTTGCTAATTTTATGGCTGGTGGTGGATCTACAGAATTTACACTAAACAGAGAGTTTTCAGAAAAAGATAACGATATAGGAGTTATTCGTGGGGCACAACTTTTTACTTATTTAAAATCAGTAATAGATTCATATTACGGCAAACAATTTTTAGTAGAAGTTAATTATAAGGGCGACCTTAATTATAATACTGTTGATGTTGGACAAAATAAACCAAAATCTAAAAGCGATGGTCTTGTAATAAAACAAGTATTGGAAAATTATACAAGTTCAGATAATTTAGATTTAAACATTACACAAAATCAACCTAAAAAAATATACAATATTTTACCAACTGATTCTGGATGGATAGATCCAGCAATTCTTGAAGCAAAGACAAATCCCTCTTTGCCTAGAGAAATGTTAAATGCTATGGCATTAAATCAAGATGGGAAAATGCAAAATTGGTTGGTTTTTAATTTGCCAAATTCATGGGCAACTCAATTTACATATGATAGTAGTTCTTCAGACACAATTTCTTATTCAGATAGTGGATCTCAATATTTATGGGTTAAAGCTTCAGTAAACGAACAATATATAACTATTCCAGTAGCAACAACTGGAATAATAAAAACAACAATACATTCTGAAGTAGTTGGTTTAGGAACTGTTGGAACATGGGTAAGCAATCAATATATTGGTGTAGACAAAAAAGACTCAGAACATGTATTAGTTTCAATAGGCCAATCTGTTGCTGCGTTTAATCAATTAATACACAATCAATTTGGTGTTGATGCACTCATAACATGTTACTTTGGATTGCAATATAGAAATCAAGTCCTTGGTCAATCTGAAAATTTTAAAACAGGACTTCCTGCACTATACCCATTTCAAGCAATAATTAATTTTAAATCAACAAGAAATGATTTTTATGGTCCTTGGTATTTTGGAAATACTAATGGTGGAAAAACAAAAATAGAACAAAACAATGATTTAGTTCCTTGGCAGTTTAACGCTTCTGGAACATTAGAGGAAGCTGCTAAAAATAGATTAAAAGATATAAATCCAGTTCCTTATTTTGAAACTGGATCTTTAAATAAAATTGGTTTACCAGAACATAATCTTGGTGATGAAATAGTAAAAAATGGTCCAATAGTAACATCAATAAATGCATCATACGGACCATCTGGTGTAACCACACAATATTCATTCAGAACATTTACTCCAAAATTTGGAATGGCATCAAGATATAACACAGAAAGACTTAAAAAATCTGCTATAAAAGCATATTCTGACAGAAAAAATATATTGTTTGTTTACATGGAATCAATTAAAAAATCTCAATCTTTACAGAGATCTTTTGCTGGAGCAAAAATACAAAACTTTATACTAAATTATCTTGGAAGAAGATACGATAGAAATACTCCACATCAAAATTTAATCATGGCACAAACAATTGATATTATGGCAGACAAGGGTGAAACAATAAGAAGAAAAACTATTGGTGGATCTCATAGTAATATAGAAAGTGGCGGGGCTATTGCAATTCAGTCTGGATTATATAATAAAGGTGCTGTTTCTTATGATGGTTTATTTTCACCCTTTAATAATTTTGGCAGTAGATCTCAGTTAAATACAAATACATCAATTCCATTCAGTGCTTTTATAAATGCTCCAGAAGGTCTTCCAACAGCATACACATATAATCCGTACAGATATACAGATCCAATAGATGATGATTTAAAATTTCCTGCGGGTAGACCTCCAGCAATACATAGTTTTCAAGGCGATGGTGGCGATGTTTATGATAATTATCATGCTGCCGATATGCTTGAATCAGCAGGGAATGTGCTTAATGGAAACAAACAAGCATTATATGCATATTCAAGATTTGGACCAAAAAATGTAATTAAATGCCAACCAGTAGGTCTTCGTGGACCAATTATGGTTGTTGGATATGGCAATTCATATATGGATTTTGATTTATTAACTGATAGTAATGGAAATTTAATAACAACAAAAAATAGATACAATGAAAATGTTTATGTTCCAATACCAAATGTAGTGCCAAGTAAAATTGCTTATGCAACAGGAGAAGGTTTGGCTGGCCCAGTCGATTTAATGTGGGATAAATATAGAGGTGTTTGGACTTCTCATGATATAGTAACTGGTTTTGCTGCATCAAACATGCGACCATTTGATGATGGTTACATATATATAAACATGTCTGGAGTTAAAACAAATAGAACATTATTTATTAAAAACTTTTCAACAAAAAAGATATATGCTGGTCAATCTGTAGTGGCTTGTTATTCAGTTAATGATGCAAGATGGATAGTTAGAGGGGAACAAATAAAAATAAAATTTGATGGTCAAGCATCAGATTGCCCTTCTCCAAATACTCCAACACAACAATATTCTGATTTTATAGTACCACTTATGCAAGATGAGTGTGAACCAACAGAAGGAATGTTTTATGTTAACACAAATGGGGCTACTGGTACATATGCAGGACTTTCATTTAGAAATGGTTTACTTAAAGGAGCAAGTCCAACACCACCATCACCACCATCACCGCCATGCACAGAATCCGTAGAAGTTGTTTCTGGTGTAACTTGTGGTTCAGATGGATCTATAACTGTTAGTAAAACCACTATTAGTTTGCCATGTGGTAGTACAACAGCAACAACAACAACACCAAGTCCTTACTACTTAAATGAAATTTCTGATCCAATAGCTTTTACTAAATGCTATGGATGTAGTCAAACTATGGGTCGTGTTTATTCAACCCATGTTAACCAAGCGAATTGTCTTTTTGCATTATCACTTATTCAAAACCCTAACTGTTAATGATTATTTTAGGATAAAAAATGGATAGTAAAAAAGAAGTTTATTTTGATTCAAATGTTATTAATCCATACACATTTCATACTCCATGCACAACATCATATAGTCCTAGTATTGGAAATATTTTTGGTTGTTGTTCTAATAATTTTACTTTAAATGGTCGATTATATGAGTTTGAAAGTTGCAATATTGGAAATCAAAACAGCACATACATAACAGCACCAGATTGTATTGATGATCTAGTTCAAGATAATTGTGGGGGCACTATTTTTGATGGTTGTTTTTCTATGAGGGGCATTGGCCCATTTTGTAATACTGGAGAGATAGTATATGGCACAGATTGTTGTAGATTAGTTAACGGAACAACTACAACTGCAAGTCCAACAACTACAACTGCAAGTCCAACAACTACAACTGGAAGCCCGACAACTACAACTGGAACCCCATGTGATTGCTGTAGTGACTACTGTTATTTAATTAAATATTGTGGAACGCCAACAAGTACGACCACTAGTGGTTGCTGCAATCAATATGTTTGTTCTGGTGGCATTAGAATGTTTTTATCTCAGAGTAGTAGCAACGATAGTATTATTTGTGTACAACCTCAGATACAAATGGGATGCATTTCTGATTGTGGCCACACAAATGTAAGTGGCATAACAGATCCAGCTTATGTTGCTATTATTCTTGCTATGTGTGAAGGAGCAATAATCTATGAGTATCAAGATGCTCCATGCTTAACATCTCCAAGTCCTACGCCCACTCCTAGCTCTACCACCACATGTCCAGAATGCTATAAGTGCAGTAAAAATGCTGCACAGGGAGAAGAAATAGTAGAGACATTTAGGGGTATAGGTCCATGTGAATCATGTTCTGGTGTTTTAGAATCTTATAATGAAAATTGTTCAACTACAACTTCTACGAGTACCAGTACATCGACATCGACATCTACAAGTATGCCACCAAGTTGTCCTCCTGGATATGTATCTTGTGGACAAGCTGGAGGTCTTTTTAGAGTAAGTTCAGACTGTGAATGGTCATTCGTTAACAGTGATGGTTGTCCAACAGATTGCACAGCATTTTTAGGTATCCCCGAACAAGTTGATGACTGTGAAGGTTTTCCACCAGGAACAGATAGAGCAGGAATATGCTGCCAAGCTATTACACCTACAACTACTACTTCTTGTCCATGTCATTTAGGTCTACCTAGAGCAGCAAATAATCTAGTATGCAGAGATGGAATACTACAATATCTTAGTTACGCTTGTTCTTATCCTTGTGTACCATCACCTAGAGATGGCTGGTCTGGTCCTGGCGGTGCATGTACAGACCCATTATATACTGAATTTACAGTTCATGATTGTAATTGTCCACCTACGAGTACCACTACATCGACTTCGACATCTACCTCTACGAGTACCAGTACATCAACAAGCACTTCGACTTCGACAAGTACCTCTACTTCTACTAGTATGTCGCCAAGTTGTCCTTCGGGATATGTGTCTTGCGGACAAGCTGGAGGTCTTTTTAGAGTAAGTTCAGACTGTGAATGGTCGCTTATTAACAGCGATGGCTGTTTAGAAGGTTGTACAGCATTTTTAGGTATTCCCGAACAAATAGATGACTGTGTGTATGGAACAGAGAGAGCAGGAATATGCTGTCAAATTGGTACATCGACCTCTACCTCTACGAGTACATCAGAAACCCCAACCAGCACAACCCCAAATTGTTCGTCACAAGAATGCGGTTACTACAAAGATGTTTATAGTGTTGGTGCTCAAGGCGAGATTGTTTATAAATATTTACAAGATTTATTCTGTAATTCGACTTCATGTATTTGTCCAGATGCACCAGATAATCCTGGCGAATCTGCACCTATTCACATAACATTTACTTGTGTATAATGTTTAGCGGTGTATATAACTATATATTAGGAGAAAAATCATGGCTATATTTGCTTTTTATTCAGCAGGAAACGACATAGGTTCAAGTGGCGTGGGCTTTTTTGGAAGCTCTGGATTTGGTTCTTCCGTTTCCGTAGGAAACTATCAAGATTCTAGCTATATAACTAACAGTAATGGCACAATTGCTGGTGCTGCAATAAACAACATTAAATATTCTCATCCAAATTCTGGAATAGTTAATAGTATTGGATCTCCAAGCGGTCTAAATCTTCGAGCAATAACCAATGCTCAAGCTAGTTTAAATGTGCGTTTTACCCATACTAGCCCAGTGTCTACACAAAATGTAAAACTAAGAATCTATGATAGATCAAACATTAATAATGCAGCTAGTGGTGTTACTACTAAAGTTGCAGAAATTATTCATCCTAGCTTAACTAATGTTTTAGATGGTTCTGGATCTGCTTCTTGGCAAACGCCAGCAGGATCTGGAACAATTGTATCATTAGCTAATTCGCCTGGAATATCAGGCTTAAGTCCAAGCGGAAGCGGAACAGTAGCAGATAGGCATGATTGGTTTCTTGCTTTATCTGCATCTCCAGACTCAATTGGTTCAAAGACCCAATATGCTATGTGGGTCGAACTTGAATATCTCTAAGCTTAAGTTCTTCTTTAATTAATTTAGAAATCTCCTTTGACCATTCGGTATCATATCCGTCTAGCCAAAGGAGTTCTTTTTTAAGCTCTTCAGTTTTTAAAGAACTAACATCAATACCAACATCACTCATCTTTGTTTTCGCCTCGATATTTGCTCCAACCATTATGTGGACCATAAGAACCAGCTTCACGATCAGGCTTGCCATTAGCATCAAGCTTGCGTACTGGGAAAATCCCACCGCCATCTTGTCGCTGCCCATAAGACAACCTTGCCCTACATTTTGAGTTAGTGCAACCCATTTCAAAATATTCGTAGACTTTCTTGTTCTTTTCTACGGATCGTGTTTTTGGCATAATTGCGGTATTGCCACACAATCCACACTTTTCTTCATTAAAGATTTCGGAGATGCCTCCTACTTCTCTAAACACATCTTTAACAGAGTCACAATCAATTTCAATTGTGCAGAACTTTGTTGGGATAATAGCTTTCATAATTACTTCCTCCAGTTAGAGTTATAGCCCTTGAACTTAACATTAATAGACGCTTGATTTCTTTGCATTTCAGACAAATGTGATATTACAGCAACTGCTGACTTGTATGGAATTTCTTCAAGCTTTCCATTAAAGTTAAAATCCTTTGCTGCACCCAAATAAGCTGCTACATTGATATCATTTCTTTGGCAGAGAGTTTCTATGAAATTCATCTGCGTAGGAGTTATCTTACCATTAACCCCAGTTTCTTCAAGAGGAACTAGCCCCGCTTCTTCAGCAGCGATTACTTTGCGTAATTTGAGCAGTTTCCTTAATGCTCGACCTTCAGCCCTAGTTTCAGCTATTGCAGAAGAATATACGGCAAATCGGTGGTCACAATTGCCAGGATAGCAATCAGCTACACTTTGTTGCGATACCACCTCTTCTCCAATACGAACTGTAACTTCATATTCAACAACACATCTATTGTCATTCTGAGGCGTTGGTGATTGTACAACTTTGGCATTTCCATCAATAATTGGCCCAAGAAGTAGTTCGGTAACTCTCCTTAAACCATCTACTGTTGGATTTCCATCAGCTAGTTCATCTGGACCAAAATGAGATAGGACATACTCATTCCAATCTCTACTAGTCCTAAGAGGAATTTCATTCTCTTCTTCATCTAACATTAATTACTCCAGTTCAAAAAAACATTCCTTCGTACCATTCTTAACTAAGTCTATTGTATGCAAAAGTTTTTTCAAGATCGTTCTCATATAAAATCCAGAACTATTTCCATCTATGTTTTTTACACGAATCATTTTCATTCCAGCATTTATTATAAATCCAGTTTTTTTATTATCACTAGCCACTTGTTTTTTATGTATATCCTCACCCCAAATAGACCTAAAATGACTTGGTCCATCTATTTCTATTGCCAAATTAAGATCAGAAATAAATATATCTATATGTTGTTTTCTGTCAATAGCCCAAAACTCTTTATGAAAGTCTGCTTTAAAACCTTCTTTTTTCAGTCCAGTAATCAAGAACTTTTCTAGTTTAGATCCATATACTGCTGCTGCCCTAACTGATATTGCTGCTGCCTTTTGCATTTCTTCTACTTTTTGCACAGACTTAGCTTCCCACTGCTGTCTAGACATTTCAGCCCTTCTCTTCTTTTCATCCTCACCCATTTCTTGCCATACATTAGCAATAGAGTCACTTATCTTATTCTTTGTAGCTTCTGATGTTTTCTTGCCTTTTGTGGGGTGTTTACACCTACCAGTTTCTATAGCTTTTTCTTGTGCTTGAGATTTATCCCTGAGTGGTATGCCAAATTCTACTAAAGCCCTTCTAACCTTATTAGGATATGTACCAAATTCTTCTGCTATTTGATATGTAGATTTAACTTGTTGTACATAATGCTCAATTAAGTATTCATGCGTTAACTGGTTCATTCTTATCGCTCCTAAATATTTCGCTTAATTTAAAGTCTTCAACCACTAAACATTTTTTATTCCACGCCTGTTCAATAGCTAATGCATGTCTATCGCTTCTAGCAACTAATTTAATTTTACTATTACTATATATTTGCTGAATGTCTTCATAATCAAAAGATTGCAATCTCATCCACTCTAAATCCCAAACATAAAAATAAAAACTTTTTACAGATGGGTTTTTTAAGATAAGCTTGCATGAGTCTATATCTGTAGCAACAATGTTCTTACCTTTATAATTCCAAAAATCATACATCATAAAAATAGAAAATCCATTGTTTGCATTAATAGTGTAGTCATTTTGAGAAAATACAACTAAATCATTATCGTGTGACTGTTTAGTCAAAAGATATGAAAGCTGACTAAACCTTATTTTATTTACAACAATTGCTATTTCCACTGAATAGTTCCTCATGAATTATGCCAGTTAAATCTAAACTACTATTTATTTGAACATGGTCTTTCATTATTGACTTTATTGAATCTTGATTTTCTGGTTTTACAAATAGCAACATTAAAGAACCATCCATTTTGCCACCTATTGCACCATTTAACCTACAGTCAGAATAAAGTTTTTCTATGTATGCATTTTTAGATGCTGGATCAACATCTCTTTTTATTTTCCAGTAAGCGTTTATTAATTGGCCTAAAAATATCCAGTTTTTTTCTTGGTATGCATCATAAAAATCAGCAACCATCTTTTCAAGATTGTCCATTTTATGAAATGATTTTGCTATAGACTTATCGTATTCAAAAAAATCTTTGTTTATTTCGTAAAGCATAATGTGATCAAAAAATTCTTTTTCATAATTAAGCTTTATTGAAAACCAAAGATGATCTGAAATTGTTAAATAGTTCAACCCACCAAATACAGCAGATTGAATTTTAGCAAAGTCATCATTGGGGTAAAGATCTTTTATAATTATGTTTTTTTCAAAATGATTATTCATGTATATATAATTTAATACTTTTAATGTTGAATCACATAGAGCTTGTGTTTCAATTATTGTACTAAAATTAATAGATGTCCAAAAATTACATGATGCAAAACTAATTACTTTATTAGTATGATCACCAATTATAGTTATTGGTTTTGGGATTCTAAATGCTAGCATAACCACTCCATAATATCGCTTTGATCTATTGTAGATTGATTAAACTCGACATCTATTTGTGGGCATGAATCATTTGTTTCTAAAAAGAAACAATTCAAATTTAAAAATTTAACTTCTTTGTTGTCTTCAGTATCATAAAACGACTTAACTGTATAGTCAGCTATTTTGGCTGGATATTCAAAGTTATATATTGGAAATTTAAAACACTCTTTCATTAAAAAATTTGAAAGATTAGAAGATGCATCCGTAAGTCCAACTTGAACATATGGTGGCATTGAATAGCAATTCATTGTATTTACAAAGTCATCGTTTATTTGATCTGCAAATTCCTTAAAACAGTTATTCCCATAAATAATCTGAGGGCTTACAACCACCTTTCTTTTTGTGCAAAATTTATCGCAAACTTTATGGGCTAGACTTTTTGATTCTTGATATGTTTTTAAATTATATGTTTCCATCAAATGTTCTGGTTTTGTTTTAATAACAGTCCAAGAACACCTTGCTGCGTAAGTTTTTAAAACATCAATTATACCATTAGATGTTTCGTTATCTTCTATAGCTATAATTACTTTTAAAGTAGAGTTAGTGAAGTCTCTAGTTATCCACCACAAACACTTTCTGAGATGATCTGAAGATTTGACAAAACCTAAATTTACACTCAATATTTCTCTAGAATTTTCTTTAGTTCCAATAGACATTTATCTGACTCCTGTTCCATACCCAATAGATTAAAAAGTTTTGCTACTCTATTATGTGATGTATGATTATTCCTTACATCTTTATTTATTCTTTCTACTTCGTCATTTAAAGAATCTGGATTTTGAAGCAAGTCTATAATAGCTTTAAAAAACGATTCTTCATCTTCATAATTAAAATTATCTGCACTTATCAAATCTTTCGTCTTAGCCGATCTATACAGTATACATGGTTTTCCAGATGCGAACACCTTTAAAGGCCAAATTTCACCAGAAAATAAATCAGAAGAAACAGACAAAGAGCAAGACATTATAATATCTTTAACCAGATTTTCCTTTGCTCTTCCTAAATATTGTCTATATGGCCACTTCTTATCTCCCCACACCTTAACAATAAAACCATTTTCAGATAAAGTGTTTAAAATAACATTGTCATTATCATCTATGTATTCACCAACATAATTAATGTCAGAAATTAAGTTTGGCTTTAATTTTCCTTTGAGCAAAGGATAGATATCTATAGATGGATCAAAATTATTAAAACAATAAACATTATCATGAAAGTTTTTGTTTTCTAAAAAAGAAGAGTTTTTATAAAAAATAACAACTTTGCATTTTGGATAAAGATTTATTGCTTTTTTTGTAGCTCTATCAAACGCTGATTCACATGTAATAAATAGATCTGGTTTTTTTTCATAAAACGCATCTAGAATTGATTTTTCTTTTTGTTTAAAAAATAGAAATTCATGTCCACAAGATATAAATGCTTTGCCCCAACCTGAGAATTCTTCTATGTTTAATTGTTCTCCATGAACACAAAGAATATTCATCTTAGCCTCTTTTCACTAGTTTCTTTGCTCTATCTATATCTTTGGAAGTATCTATCTCAACCATTTTCCAGTTGTTGTTCCTATGAGCTTTAAATATACCAGACTGATCTATTATTTCATTAAAAATTTCAAAGCAAAATTTCTTATGTGATCTTTCATTGTTTGTTATTTTTTTATAGAGAAGCAATTCATTTCCAGTGAGCATAGCTATATGCCCCCACTTTGGACTTACGCCATAGGAAAAATGAACCACATTGTTATCAACTACATTAACTCCAACTTCCATAGATCTTTGATTTTTTTCATTATCTATAGCAACCCAAGAATTATTTTTTGGAGTTTCCTTAAATATTTCATCTGTAAAAACAAGATCGCCATAAATTATTAAAAGTTTTGAGTAGTTATTTCTACTTAAAGCTAAATTAACAGACATTGATGTATTCGTAGATTCATAGCTTTTGTTTTCTATATATGAAATTAAAGATGGTATTTTTTCTAATACTTTATCTTTTTGAAATCCTACTATTACAGTTATTTCATACTTTGGAAAACATGATTGAATTATGCTTATTTGTCTACCTATAACTGTTTGATCTGACGATATGCCAATAGCCGATTTAGGACCATATGCCTTCATTCTTTTGCCAAGGCCAGCAGCTAATATAACAACGCCAAGTTTATGAGCCATTACTTATTTTGTCTCTTATTCTTGCCCAATTTTTAGTCCATATATTTTTATCTACTGTGTTAGAAGAATTATATTTTCCTGTTCTCATGATTACATACTTTTCTGGTATGTGATAACAAACAAATTTTTTAGATATTCTTATCCACCAATCGTAATCTTCTGCTACACGCATTTCTTCGTCAAAAAGACCAGATTCTTCAATTGCATATTTGGCAACTAAACTATGTGGTGGAATTATACACTCTGACAACAATCTTTCTGAGCAGAATGGTTCTTTATATTGTTGATGAACTCTATTCTTATCTACATATAAATTTTCATAGTCACAATATACAACGCCAACATAGCCTTGATGTTCAATCATCTTCTTAACTGTTTTCTTTATTTTTCCAGAAATGTGCATATCATCTGAATCAATAAATGAAAAAAAGTCTGTTTCATCAAAACAAGACTTTATTCCAATGTTTCTAGCTGCTGATGGGCCTCTAGATGTATTTGCAGCAATTAATTTTATTTGAAAATTGTAATTTTTATATGTTCCAATTATTCCATCAATTCCATTTTCTGAAAATGGTTTTGGATTAGTTATTAAATTATATACATTTTGTGCTGAACTATCTGTAGATCCATCATCAATAACAACAATGCTTTTACTATCATACGGATCATTAGCAACACTGTCTAAACAGCTTTCTATCCAATGACCATAATTGTAATTTGGTACAACTACAGTTACTCTTGGCTGTTTACTATGCATGGACATATGTCTTCACACTTTTTAATCATGGAAGTAAGGTTCTGTGTTGTTGCCACATACTTTATTTTTTCAATAATACTATTTGCTGGTTTTTCAGAATTGTCATCAACAACTGCTTGTTCATTTCCACGCAATGCGTTAAATATAAATGATTGAAAAGTAAGCCCATTATTTTCAGAATCAATCGGTTCTAACAACAAAAATCTTTGCATGTTATCATTTAGGGCAATGTCAATTTGCTCTACAAATTTATTTGGCACAATAAAATCGGAGGTAAAAACAGACATGTATATGCAATTTGTTTTTTGCATTGCTACATTCATAGAAACATCTCCGACATATTCACCATCAACTATATGTCTAATAGACCATTTAAATGTTACTTTTTTATCATTAAGAAGTTTCATTATTTTTGATGGTTGAACTTCTGGATTAGCACAGAAAATTACTTCGCTAAATTGTTTAGTCTGATTGCAAATACTATCTATAATTCTAATTAAATTGCCTTGATCTTCTTTTATCATAACTAAACAGCCAACTCTAACTGAAGATCTTTCTCTAGCACTTTCCTTTGCTTCTTCAAATGTTTTTCCTTCTAAAAAAGATGCTGGTCTATATGTCATGCAAGCATGATTATTGATTACAAAAAATTCCTTTTCATCATCGAATGATTCGTCTACTGCAACGCCATTCTCTTTAAGCTTTTTTATTTTATCAAAAGAACAATCTGTTTGAGTTTTATCAGAATAAATAGCAAATATACAGTCTTTACATGATGTATGAACAGTTCCTAGCATTATTTTCTCCTTGATTCTATATAGCAATAAAACGAGTCAAGTTTGACATTCTCTATTATCATATCATTTTCTACAAGTATATTTTTTATAAAAGGTATTGTAATACCAGATTTTTTAAAGTTCCAACTTTCTTCTTGACCACCATAAATATATTGCGATATATCTTCTTCCTTAATGCTTCCAATTGTTGTCAATCTACATAATTCAATAATATCTTCAAAAAATAAAAATAGTTTTCCTTCATGCTTTAATTTTTTGCACCAATGTTTAATAGTGTCTTTTATTTCTAAATGACTTATAAAATTTAAAACTCTTTTGCAGGAAATAGCATCTAATTCACCATCATCTGCAATTTTACTTAAATCTTGATAATGACAATATAAAATACTATCAGACGATGTTGGAAATGGGCTTATATATGTAAACTCACTGTCCTCAACATCTTCTTTAAAGAATGGTATTCCTATATTTATTTTCATAGTTCCCACCAGTTTTTGGTTACTGCCTTCTGTAAAACTTCATTCCATCTATTTGTAAAAGATTCTAGAGAAAAATTTTGAAGTATTGTTTTTCTTGCTTCTTCACCCATTTTTCTGCACAAAGAAGGATCTTCCAAACAATTATTTAAGAATAATTTAAGTTCGTTTTCATCGTTTGAAATAAATCCATTTACTCCATTTTTAATTATTTCTGGACACATTCCATTTGCGGTAGTAATAACACAACAACCACATGCCATAGCCTCTATTAAAGTAGTTGGCAATGGACTAAATATTGATGTATTCAAAAATATACTAGATCTATTATAACTATTAACTAAATCATCAACATCTTTAGCTGGTTCAGAAAGTTCTGGATTGCTGCCGATTACAACTACTGGCATATCTTTTGTTATGTTTTGCCATAATGTAAATCCACATTCATAATCTCTATTTTTCCAATCATTAACAACACTTAGAATGTTGTTTTCTCTTTTTATTTTCTTATTGTTAAAAACCTTAGTGTCAACCCCATGATTAATAACTTCATGATCCTTATTGAAATCCCAAGATTTTACAGAATATTCAGAAATAAATATGTTTGTATTACCAAATTTTTTCTTCAATGCAGTTCTTGTTTCTGTCATGCATACATGTTCTAGACATATTAATGGTATGTGTAAATGTTTAGATATAGTCAAAGCTATATCAAATTGCATAAATTTTTCATGGCTTAGAATGGCATCAAAAACAAGATAATTTGGAATATCGGATATTTTTTTTATATTATTTAATAACTTATGGTTTTTTGGTACTTCTGCATATTGAGAATTCCAAGCTTTAATTTTTGGATTGTTTATAACCCAAAAATCAGCATTGATATCAGCCATATTAGACTGATATCTTTCATGCGTTGAAAATGTAAGTATCTTAAGTCTATCTCCACTTTTTCTAGTGGATGACCTTACTATATTACTTAATGCGGGATGCATCTATTCCCCTAACTGCTCAACGATATATTTAATAAGCCCATGCCTTTGTATATCATCGCCAGTAAGGAACACTTTAGCAATATCTTTATGATTAAGTTTTTCTAAAATCCACCCCATAGTGTTTCCTTCGTAATGAGGCAAGTCTGTTTGTGTATGATCACCACAAACGATAACTTTTGCATTTTGACCAAATCTAGTTAAAAACATTTTTAATTGCCTTCTTGTGGCATTTTGTGCTTCATCTAAAATAATCATAGAATCATGAAATGTTCTGCCTCTCATTAATTCAAGAGGGCATATTTCTAATATCTGATCATTTCTAATTGCCTTCATTTTTGTTTTTGTGACAAAATTACCAATTGCTTCAAGCATGGCAACCATAAAAGGCTCAGTCTTTTCCTTAAGATCGCCTGGAAAAGCACCAATCTTTTGTCCACATTCAATTAATGGTCTAGCTATAATAATTTTTTCTATTTTTTTTTGCATCAATAATCCAGCAGCAACACCACAAGCTATAAATGTTTTCCCTGCACCAGCAGGACCAGAACATATTGTAAGCGTGTGTTTTTCAATTGCTTCTATATAGATATCTTGATTTTTTGTTTTACCTTTTATTTGATTCGTCTTTTCTTCTTCAACTGATTTATCCCTTTCTTCCTTCCAAGAAACCTCTGTAGGTTCTTCTTTATAGTTTGCAATGTCTACCCAAGTTTGTTTTTTCTTTTTTGGAGGCATGTTTAATCACCTTTAAAAATTTTAAACCCACTTTTTCGTGGGAGAATTCGTAGGCACGATCTAAAGCAAAAGTAGCCTTAGACTTTCTAATGTCCTCCATCGAATAACAATCTCTCATCTTCCTTCTTAGGTCATGAATATCAATTGACCACCAATATTCAGATCCATCGTAAATGCCATTAACAATCCTCTCTTGACCAAAAATAAATTCCTTATGGCAATCAACCAACCAACCAACATTGTCATTCAAATAGTCTTTGTAGCCAGAGCAATTAGTTACAATAGGTGTCTTTCCAAAACCCATTGCATCGAATGCTGGTATGCTCCAAGCTTCACCATAAGATGCTTGCACAAAAGCATCACATGAATTGTGTAGTTTGTATATTGCGTTATTTGACAGTCTTTCTTTTATGCAAAATACTCTAGGGGGTCTTCTTACATTAAGTCCAGATGAAATAGAATTACAATATTTAGCAAAATCTTCTTTGTCCTCATGATTTGTTTTTACTATTAAGCAAACATTTTCATCTCTTGAAAACTCTAAAAAATAAGCTTTTAATAATGCTGATAAGTTTTTCCTTCTTTTTTGTTCTCCGATAGTATAAAAAATAAAATCATTTTTAAATGTATTATCTTCAACTTGTTTTAGCTTTTCAAATTTTTCAGTATAAATAGAAAAATCTCTAGCATGAGGAACAACATATATCGGAACTTTTACACCACTATCTCTGCACGATTCAATCATTTGATTATTTATGACAATACAACAATCCATGTTGTTTAAATGATTTTGCCATCCAGCCATTCTAAATGAAGATGTTTCATGAGCAAAAAGTGATATGTTTAAATCAAAACTTGAATCATATTGAACATGCGTTGGAAGAGTATGTTGAATAACAACATTGCAATTATCTGCTGATCTTTTTTCTAACTCTTCGACTCTTTTATGTGGAGTGTGATTTAAATCATTAAACTTTAGTGGCCTACAAACAACATTTACGCCAACTGAATCTAAAGATAATATATAATCTTCAGCAGCTTGACCATATCCAGTTCCATCTCTGTAATTTCCTATGTAAAGAACTTTCATTTTAGTTCCTTATAGATTCATAGTGATTGTATTTAGATATTATTTTTTCTACTTCTTTATATATATCTTCTTTAGAAGACATATTGTAATTTATTTTTTTCAATAACCTTGAAAACAAAAGAGAAAAATCATCATTAAAACACTTCAATAATTCTTTTAAAAATTCTACATTGTTATCAAAAGATATTTCTGAAGGTATGCTCATGTACTTTTTTGGTTCATTCCATGTATTAGAGCTTGGTATAGATAAAAAGTGATTTTTTAACTTTTCTGAAACAGCATCATAACTATACTTTTCTTTTGCCAAATTTAATGTTTTATTAGACTTAAACTTTCTTACTGACTCTGGCTGTTTAAAATATTTAATACAAATATCTACAAAATTTTGATTGTCTGGAAGTGCAAATTTTCTATGTGTTTCAACTTCATAATGCATTCTTTGTACTTTTATTGGAAAACCATCTAGTTTTCTAACTATATCGTACATAGCACTATAGTCTGTGGCACAAATAGGAACCCCACAAGAAGCTGCTTCTACTAATGGCATCCCAAATCCTTCTGCACAAGAGTATTGAACATATAGATCCATTAGATTATACACCATTGCCATAGAGTCTCTTTTTGCACCAGAACTTGTGTTTGGAAACAAAGAAGATATTTTTTTACAATAATTGCATTCTATAATTGCACCATTAAAATTTGATATAGATATGTTAAAACAACCTCTACAACTGTAGGTAAAAAACAGTTTTTTTGATATTTTTGGTCTTTCAGCTATTAACTTTGGTATATCCCAACCAACATCTGGATAAGTAGTGTGCATATATAGAATTAATTTTGAAGATATTTCTTTTGGTGCTTGATCCAACAGCATTTCAAATGCATCAAAAAGATCTGGAATCAACTTTCTTTTTTGATTTCTCATGACAGAACCTATTATTAAGCAATCTGGATCTAAACCATGAGACTTTTTAAATTCTTTTTTGTCTTTAATCATGGTAAATACTTCATCTGCTGCTGGAGAAGCAGAAGAGATTAAATTTAGATTTGGATAATTTTCCTTAAGTATGTCTAAAGCCCAATCTGAATATGTAAATATAGAGTTCGCTTTAGTTAAAGTGTATATCCACTCTGGATCTAATGGAATAGAATCAATGGTTGGCATATAAGCCCAATGGAAATGTCTCTTGTAGGGTGAATCGCCAATAAAGTCATCAACCCAAGGATCTCTAAAAGACCACACTACATCTGGTTTGAATTCTAAAAGAACATCTTCAAAAATTGAAGAACCAAATCTTCCATTGTTTTTATTTTCATCTGGATAGTATATTTTCCAAGGTGGTTTTGAAACTGATGAATGATCTTTGCCAAAGCATCCTATTTCTGCCAATTCAAATTCTCCTGTTTGATAAAGCCTGTTCATAATCTGACAACCATAGTTGGCATATCCAGAGTTTATAAAAGTTGCTTCACCGCACAGGAGTATTCGTTTTTTTGACATTTTAATTCCTATAGTATTTGATTGCCAAAATCTTCTTCTTCTGCAAATACTTCTGAATGTTGTTCTTCTTCATCGTTTGCTTTCTGATCTACATACCAAAATTTTTGGACTATAAATTTAATTTTATGTCTGTTTTTACCATTTTCTTTATCTACCCAACTTTCTGTTTTAGCAGAAGTATGCACTAAAATTCTAGAACCTTTTTTAAAATACTTCCCAATCAAATCAGCAGTTTTTTCCCAAGCAACACAATCAATAAAAGTCATTTCTGGTTTTTCTTGATTCTTAGATGGATTTCTAACCGAAATACAAAAGTTAACAACGGATTTACCATTGTTTAATTTTATAAGTTCTGGTTCTCTAGTCAGCTTACCAAGAAAGGAACAAATATTCATTCTATCTCCTAAATTTGAACAACAGTTTTAACTAAAAGAGAGTCACTTTTTTTGTCTCGTTCACCTTGAATCAAGACTGTATTACCCTCTTTTAACAAAGAAGCAAAATCTTTGTACGAGTTTGGAAAACAAATGACATCATCTATTTTTCCAGTAGCATCAGATATTGATAAAAATGCCATTCTAGATCCTGGTGTTTTTCCAGCCTTTGTAAGCACTTCTTTAGACCTTCTTACTTCAACACCAAAGACCATATAGCCATTCTTTCCATCTAAGTATTCTTTGCATGTAGTGTTAGAACTACTTGTATCGCAAGAGTCTGTAGCATTATATGTTAAAGAAATTCCCAAAGAATCCTTTTCAATCCAACACACCCAACTTGGAATATCTATCAAAGGAGAAGGGGGATTTTTAATCATAGAGGCTATACTTTTTAAAACCTCAACTCTTTTGACTGAGGAACAACAACCGCCTTCTTTTTTTGTCTTTGCTGAGTTTAAAATCATATCTGGTATATTGGTGATTTCAACATTAGCTTTTATCCATTCCTTTTCTTTGTCTGTTAATTCAGACCAAGCATTAAATTCAGCAAGCAGAACCTTTCTTTTGCTGCCAAATTTTCTTAGGGCGTTAACAGCAATTAGTTTTTCAATACTTGATTTTGGCATTTCATCAGAACATTTAACCACAAATTCTTCCCAAGAATCTATACTTTTGCCGTAATTATTTATGGCTAATTTAATTTTTTCAAATTGTGATTGTCCAATTCCTTTTACATCAGTAATACCAAACCAAATTGATATTCCATCAGTATAAAAATTACTGTTTAACATCATTAAATCTGGAGATTGAACAGTTATATTAAATTTTTTTGCATCTTCAATTAAGTCAGATATTTCAAGCTGACTATCTGCTTTGTCTTTTGCAAAATAAAGCCAGCTAGTAAAGAATTGAACTGGAAAATGGCTCTTTAAATATGCCGTATCATATCCAATTAGACCATAACAACAACTGTGACTGCGATTAAACGAGTATTTTTGACTCTGTTCAATCCATCCAAATATTTCTTCAGCTTGATCTTCTGAGACTACTTCTATCTTTTTAGCACCCTCAATAAACATCGTCTTACATTTTGCCATTTCGCTAGATGATTTCTTTCCCATTGCCTTACGAAGCATGTCTGCTTCTTGCAAAGTAAATCCAGCGATAACTCTAGAAAGTTCCATTGCCTGTTCTTGAAAAACAAGTGATCCATAAGTTGATTTGAGTGCTTCATCAACAATAGGATGATAGGATGAAACCTGTTCTTCTCCATTTACAATACGGCAATAATGTGCAGTCATACTAACGCCCTTATCATCCACAGAACGCAAAGCTCCTGGCCTAATAAGAGCACCTAAAGCAGTTAAATGATCAACAGTTTTTGGCCTTAGTTTCTTAGACCATTGTTTTCCAAGATCTGATTCTAACTGAAAAATTCCTTTTGTATCGCCCCTAGAGAATATATCCCAAGCAATATCGCAAGAAGGAAGATTGGTTGGATCTACTTCCATTAGAGGCAAAGAATCTTTGGTTAAAGGATCTCCAATTATTGGAAAACTACAACCACATGAAAATTTGTATGTTTTTGTCATATTATTATTTCTTAAATGAGTCTTTAAATTTAACTTTTGGGTATATTGATCTATGCAATTTTAAGAAGTATGTGATCAAGTCTGCTGTTTGCTCAACATCAACTAGTGCATCATGAGCATTAGCCTTTGACATTCCAAAATGATCTCTAATAGTATCCATTTTCATATTAGGCATATCATCTGAATTTTCAAACCAAAGCAACATCATTTCATCTAGATCAAACATGCTTCTTTTATTAAAGAAAGATTGCGTGGCATTTGGCTGAACATATCCTAATTCAACACAAACCCTTTGAAAAATTGGCATATCAAAAAATCTAATGTTTTTTCCTGCTGGAACAGGGGCTAATATATTGCTTTTGCCAACTGCAAAAGTAGATATAAAATCAATAAATCTACTCCAAACAACATCAAGATTAGGTGCAAGCTGAAGCTCTTCTCTTGTCTTTTTGTTTACTGCTAGTGCTGCTTCTTGTAAATTTCCAAAGTCTCTAGGCTTTACAAGACTGTTAAAAACTGCACCTTCTATTGGTTGAAGAGTTTTTCTATTTATTGCCTTTGCAGCAATTTGAATAACTTCACAAGTATTTGTATCTAAAGATCCTGTTTCAAAATCAAAAACAATAATCGTATTACTCTTCATCGTCTTCTTCTCCTTTAATAGTTAGTTCTATTGATCCATCATCATTTTGCTGTATTTTAAGTTCGACTTCCGCATCTTCTGCTGAATCTAAAAAATCCTTATCTATAAGTAACATACCTCCATTTTGAATTGTTATTGCCTTTAATAGTTTATTAGCCTGTTTAACAAGATCTTTCTTTAACGAAGAGCAATCAGACAAGGCATCTAGCAACGCTGTTTGCTGCACTACCAGTTTGCTTATTATAGATATTTCAAGAGAATTATCATTCATTTGCTTTCCCCTTTAAAATATTTATACAACCCATTATTTTGTCTAAAACTGCAACTCCAAGTATATCAAACTTAACCATTCCGATTGATTCTAAGTCTGACATTTCCATGCCAGCTATCATTTGTTTTGTCTTTTTGTCAAATGTCATTGGACAAACTTCTGATAATGGAATGTTGCTAATAACTATACCAGCAGCATGTTTACCCTGACTTCTTTTTGTTCCTTCTAATCTGATTGCTTGTGCAAATTCCTTCGCTAATCTTCCAGAGTAAGTACCATCCTTTTCAATCTTACAATACTCAGATAATCTATCAGGAATATTCTCTAACGCCCACCTTATTATTGAAGAATCTCCATCTTCATCTTTCATGTCTTGTAACTGTTCAGATATCTCTGATTCGTCTGGAATGTACTTTGTTACATTGTTGCTTTCTTCAAAGGAAAACCCATGAACCCTAAGAACATCTTTTAATGATCCACGCCCCTGCATACGACTAAATGTTATCATTTGACAAACATTGCTGCTACCATACTTTTGCTTTATATATTCTATTACCTTATCACGCTTTGTAATTGGAAAGTCACAGTCAATATCTGGTAAACTTATACGACCAGCAGAGTTTCTTCCTGCATTATAAAATCTTTCAAATATAAGAGAATGTTTGATAGGGTCTACTTCTGTTATACCCAAGAGGTAAGATATCATGCAACCAGCACCAGAACCTCTACCTCTACCCATAATCCAACCCTTAGACTTTGCCCAATTGCAATAGTCTTGCACAATTAAAAAATATCCAGCCAAACCAGAAGTATCTATAACTTCAAGTTCGTGTTTTATTCTCTCTGTATATACCTTATATTCATCTGTTTTTGGCTTTATCGCAGAGAAACGCCTATTCCATCCATCTCTGCATAACTTCCTCAAATAAAGGATCTGAGAAAGCCCATCTGGACAAGCAAAGTTTGGTATGGATGGTTGGTTTATAAGCGAATAGTTTTCACATAAACTGTCAATTAAGCAACAATTGTCTATTTCATCTTGTTCATGAAAGCTAGATATTTCTTCAATTGTTGGAAGATAGTATTTGTTTGACTTAAAAAATACAGAAAGACCAAATTCTTCGTTATTTTCTAATTTGCTATTTACATTCTTTAGAGTTGTTTCCATTGAAGAACATAGTAAAACCCTTTGGTCAGGAGCATCTTCTGGCATAACATAATGAACATCTGGAGTTGCTATTTTTTTAATGCCAGTTTTTGCACAAAGTTCTCTCAGGCATTCAGCAATAACCTTTGATGCAACTAAGTTAGAGCTATCAAACAATTGTATTTCTACAAAAAAATTATCTGCCCCAAATATATCAATGTATTTTGCACAAATATTTTCAGCTTCATCTAGCCAGTTGGGTTTAAGCATTTCCTTTATTTCATCATAATCAGTTCTTTTGTAAGCCTCTTTATAATCTGCAAATAAAGAATTAGCCAAATCTGTTCCTGGATGACCAGAAAATGCAATTAAATCGCTGCACAGTCCTTTAAAGTCATTTAAGTTTAATCTTGGTTTGTAATAAAAATAATCTAACGAGTTGGCTAAAGAAGATAAATTAATTAAGTTTTTCCAGCCATTTAAATTTTTAGCAATGACACACAGGTGAGTTAAGCTTGAGTTTTCTTTATTGTGTTCTGTTGCTGAATTTGTACAAATATAAAACTCACAACCAATAATTGGTTTTATACCTTGTGAAATACAAGCTTTAGAAAAAGAAATAGCACCAGATATAGTTCCATGATCAGTTATAGCACATGAAGTATATCCAAGTTCTTTGCATCTTTTTGCTAAAAGATCTGGCTTACTTAATCCATCTAATAGGCTATAATGGGTATGACAATGCAATGGTATCCAATTCATATTCAATCCTTAAATTTTTTTCAGTTAATTAATTTCTTAAGTAGTTCCTAATTACATGTACTGACCAATCTTCCCAGTTTATGTCTGATATTACTGTTGTTTTTGTATGTTTAAATTCACCATTTGCAAGAGCTTTATCTATTGGCTTAAGAAAAGTTCCATCTTTTAAATGCACATGAAAAACAACGCCAAAATGAACGGCATTTACTGTAGATGAATCATCATTTATAACGCCAACCAATCTTACAGAATGAGGGTCTGAAAATTGAACTTCTTCTTCTATCTCTCTTTTGCAAGCATTTCCTATTGTTTCAATGTCATTTCCATCACAAGGATTAACATGACCACCAACACCAACAGACCATAGATCATGAAGTCTATTTTCAGATCCGTGTTTTGATCTTTGATAAATAAACAATTGATCATTCTTTGTAAAAATACAATAAGGGATTACTTGTTTGTAATTCAAGTCATTTTCTGCAATATCTCTGTCTATATAAAATAAATTTTGTGGAACAAGAATTTTGTTTTTAATGCTAGAAGATTTTTCTCCAGTTAACATTCCTTGAAACGATAAGTCTTCAGTTAATAGTTCTTTTTTAAAGACTAAAACTTTCTCGCCATTGTACTTTGAAATATACTCTGGTTCTTTTGAAACAATTAGTTTTACTTCTTCATCATAATTTGGATAGTCTTGATCTGTAGGAGATTCTTCTGGACTAAATGTTGTAGAAGTTGATGTTTGCATTGATTTTTCAAAAATAGTTTCTATCCACTTTTTACTTTTTGACATCATTATTCTCCCTATTAGATTGACCACCACCATCGCCATACGAAACGACTGTTTTTTTATTGGCATATTTAGTATACGCAACATTCATGCCCAATTGTATAAGTTCTTTGTTCATAAAGTCACATATTGATTTTTCTGTGTCTTCATATTTTTCTTTATGAAACTTACAAAGCTTCTCACATTTCCATCTATCTTTACCATAATCTATAATTCTTGAAGGAAAATGACAAGACTTTATTTTTTCATATTCATATCTAATCATTTCAATTGTTGTTTTTATATCTTCTTTATGAAAACATAATGTAAAAGGACCACCAGCTTTATTAAAAAAAATAGTAATAATTATATTTTCTTCATCTGGATAAAGTTTGTTTAATGCATAATGATAAAGTCTTAATTGAAAGTCTTTATAAAAATCATCGTAGTTTTTTTCCTTTCCAGTTGCCCAGTTTTTTCTTTCTCCTGTTTTCCAATCTATGTACTCTATTGTTTTTTTGTCTACTCTAGTTATTAAGTCCATTGTTCCTTTAATTCTAAGATTTCCAGACATAACAGTACCATCATCTAAATAGTATTCGTATTTAGCCCAAGGTTCTTCAATCTCTATATCAAAATACTGCTCTGGTTGCTCAATCTTTCTAGATAAAGGTGAAAACATACCATTGTTAAACAATAAGGTATCCCAAGTCCACTTAGAACATTCTTTTAAATCCTTGTCATCCCATTCATGAATGCTTTTATTTTTGTAATGATTAAAGGCAGACAGTATGGCACTTTCTGGAGAAATATCTATTGTGGAAAAAGTCTCTTTTAATTCACTATCTGTAAATGTAGATGTTTCATTTTGTAGGCAAAGCTTTTTATTTGCCAACAATTCTAATGCTTTATGAACAACATTGCCTTTTTCCGCTTTTTTATTGGAATCATCTTGAAAGCCTAAGTTGTAAGTTAGCCAGTACTTATGTTGACACCATGCGTAAGAACTTACAGAACTAGACCTTAGATAAGTTATGATCATTTTTAATCCAATTTATTTGTTTTAGTTTTCTAATCAATTCAAATTGTTGTTGTTCTTTAGACATATTTTCGTTGTTTAAAATAATGTCAAATTTACTTGTACATTTATCTATTTCATTTTCACTTATATGGCTATCATTATCTGTGCTTCTTGTTAACCTAATAACTATTCCACCAGCATCTTTAATGCTATCAATTTCATTTTCAAATCTTGCATCAGTAATAAAATTTAATGGACAATTTTGTTTGCTTATTGCATTAAAACAAGCGTTGATGTGTATTGATTTATTCATTTTTCTGGCTATTCCAGTTCCAAATTCTTGTAAGAATTCTCTAGCTGTCATTTGTCCTATAGGTGGATTTAAATGATTATATTTTATTTCACTATAATGAGGTAAGTCTTCCCATAAATAACTTGTAAGTGAGTTTTTATCTTCTAAAGATCCAAAAACCTGTTTGTGTTTTAATCCAAAAAAGTTAATTGCTACTGACTTCATTGTTTGAGCAAAAGAAAACATGCATGAATCACAACCAAAAAGTCTTAAAGAATTAAGAGAAAGAAATCCAGCTAAAGTATCTTTGCCAGAACCTTTTCTTCCAGAAAAACCTATCAATCTTTGAATTGTCATTAATACGAGTTCCTTTCAATCAAAGGCTTAATCATGCTGTTTATCTGCTCATTGCTAAGATCACCTGGATCTTTAATGCCATCTGGCAGAGATGGACATACTATTTTAAACATTCTAGAAAGAGATGAATTTAATTTATTTGAAGCATTATTACCAGCTTTATCTGAGTCAAAAAGCAATATTAATGTAGTAGCACCAGAAGATTCAAGCAAAACCTGTTGTGTGTCTGTAAGAGAAGAGCCAAAAACAGCAACAACATTATGTATTCCATTCTCAACAAATTTCCATACATCTGCTGGACCTTCAACTAATATAACTATTCCAGTTTTTTTAATTTCATCTTTAGCATTGCCAAAATTATAAAGATAGTTCTTTTTTGAAAATCCTTTATTGTGAATCCATTTGCTAATAATATTTTGCGGGTCACAGCTTTCATTTTCATGATAATTACTGCATTTATTGCATTTATCAAGTATTGTTCTTCCAGTAAAACCTACAATTGTTTTATTGTCTGAATCGTATACTGGAACTACTGCTCTTTTCCTAAAGAACCTATTGTCTGATTTTGATTCCCCAATGTCATACATATCTAATATATGTGCAGAATAGCCTCTAGATACAAAATATTTTGATGGTATATCAAGTCTTTCTCTTACAACTTTTTTAGTGTATAAGAATTCTTTTCCTTTTTTAGAAGGAGTAAATAAATGTGCGTGTTTATCAAAAGCATGAGAACTAACAGTATCTTTTATGTCAGAAAGATCTAATTTTAATAATCCGCAAAGAGAAGCAACTGTATCTGAAAAACTAACTGTTTTATCTCCAATTTTTGACCAACCATATTTTTTATTACTCATTACTCCACGAAAAAATCCTATAGATGTATTTATAAATGTGTTTTCGCAATGATGTGTATAACAAACCCAATTACCAACTCTTGTATGTCCAGACATAAAAAGATTTACTGCTGTTCTATTATCTCCACCATGAACTGGACAAGCACAAATTATTGAATCGGAAACTGTTTTATATTGAATATTAAAATAATCCATAAGGAATTCTATTTTTTCGCATATTACAGCATTTAAATATTCATTCTTAGTTATTTCAGTTGACTTCGATTTCATCTGGTAATCCTTCCACTACAAAACCATTGTTCTGTCTTGTAGACTGAGATTTAAAAATTTGACTTCTAGTTGGACCTTCTTCTATTTTTCCAAATTCATAATTGGCAAATATATTTATATAATCGCCTTGGTCCATGCCTTTGCCGTGTCTTGCAACAACAGGAACTAATTTCAAATTGTATCTAATCTTATCCTGAGAGAATCCTTCATCTGCCATTTCCTCTTCACTTTTCCTTTTATAGATTGAAAAGTTGGAACATAGCCAAAGTATTCTGTCAGAACCAGATGCTACATCAGTATCTTCACGATTAATACCATCTCTGTTTAACTGAGTAAACGCTAAACATGAAGCATTATATTGAACCATAAAGTTATGCAGATTTGTCATTAAAAAGCCAAGAGCTTGATATTCTGCCATATTTTTACCAATGCCAGAATCATCCATTAGCTTTATATAGTCATATATGATTAAACATGGGTTTGCTTTTCCAGAATCATCAAGACCAACATCTTTAATTACCCATCTTCTAGCCATACTTATAACTTCATCAAAGCTTTTTCCTGCAATAGACTTGTATTGAAATGGCATTTCTTTAATTTTTTCAATAGCCTTTTTAATACTATTTCTTTTTGAAACATCTTTTGAAAACAAACCACTTTCAATTTCTTCTATTTTAACTCCAGACATACAAGCTAATATTCTATGCCAATGATCTTTCTCTGTCATTTCTGTATCAAGCATTAAGACTGGAATCTTGTTTGATGATACGCTGATGCCAACATTGTCAGCAAAAAAGCTTTTACCAGTTTTCATTCTAGCACCGATAAGATTCACAGTTCCTGGCCTAAAACCACCGCCAATAGCCATATCATATGCTTTGAATCCAGAGGAAATGCCCAACTGTGAAATTGGATTTGACTCTAAATACTCAACATATTCTTCTATGCCATCGCTCATTAGTTTTGGATTAGGGTCTTCAGAATTTGAAATCTTAAATGTTGCATCTAAAACGCATGATTCTGCAATAGAAATGATGTGGCTTATAGGCTCATCGCCAGTCACATTTTCAAGTGTGTTTGCACCATTGATTAGATTTAAAGACAGGTTTTTGGCAATGCTCAACTTTTTAAGCTTTGCTGCACTTTTTCTAGCATTAACTAATTCAACTGGAAAACTGGTTAGTGATCTTAAATACTTTGCCTGTTCTGATGTCTTAAAAAACTGTGATAAGTTTAAAGATTCAGCAGTAGAAATAACTGTTGGTATATCTACCCTTGAACTCTTATCAGTAATTATTTTTGAAAAACATTTGAATATAGCAGCATTGTCATCGCTAGAAAAACAGTTTTCATCAATGATATCTGCAACTTCAATAAAACAATCGTAGCCTTTCTGAAAAAGTCCAGCTAAGACCACTCTTTCTGCACCTACATCTATCATCTTCTCACCGCTTTTTTCATGCAAGGAACGCATATAAATCCAGAAGATTCATTATCTCTAGACTTAAACGCAAATTCCTCTGAGGTTATTTCCATAGTGTTGGAACATTTTGTACATTTAACGCTTTGAAATCCAGAAGATTCATCTACTGGCCTTCTGTATTTTTTAGGTTGTAGGTCTTTAGGTTGCTCTTCAATAAAAGAACATTCTAAAGTTTGATCGTCTACAAATTTATTTTGAAATACTGGCCTAGCAACTGATTCTTTTGCCTTAACTGCACTATTATTCGTATTTATCATGAATTTATTCAATTGAATTTCTTCATTCTTAATTGTTTCAACAACAACTTCTTCTTTTCTATTGTTAAGCACTACAACGCCAGCCAAATCTTGCAATACTTCATCTACTAATACCCAATCACTTTTTTGTATTGCTTCTTTTAATTTAGATATTACGCTCATTATTTTTCCTTTTGTTGTAAGAAAGATTAGAAAATGTATCAGAAACCTTTTCTACTCTTATAGGCAAATATTCTGTCCTGTCTATTCTTGCTTGTATCTTTACTGCAAGCATTTTTACTTTTTGTGCATAATCATCATCTTTAACTGATAATGCCATTCTTTCATCTGGAGAGAAATATCTATAATCTGTAAGTTTAGACGAAATAGCTTTTAGTATCTTTTCATTGCACCATCTTAATTTTGCTTTTTCTCTATTGAGCATTCTAGATAAGTGAAAAGAGAAACTATTTAATAGAACACAAGCTTCTGCACAATCTTCAGAAGACATTTTTTTTAACTCTTCTTGCGAAAGATATAGGTACTTCATACAGGTAAATTCTAAATCTTTAGGGATTGAGGATAAACCTATTGAGTTTTCATAGCTATCTAAAAGAGAATCAAATTTTTCTTCTTCACTAACCTTCAATTCTTTTTCGCCATTGTTGTTCTGATTCATTGAATGGTAACTCTATAAGGTAAATGTTATTTTTTTCACACCACTCTATTTTATTCTTATCATTTTTTTTAGAATGATAAAAGTTTAACATCGTATTATGAAAAAAAGGTATGAATTTGTAGTGTTGTTCTCCATGAACTTCAACTATTGTTTTTCTCAATGGCAACCAAAAATCTGCTGCTAAACCTCCAGAACCAGGCAAAGTTGCTTCTTCTAAGATTCTGTCCATTGGATACATTGCTTTAAGTATAGATCTAGCCAACAAATGCAATGAAGATCTAGGTTTAGAATCATCATGATCTGGAACATTACCAGAAGTCCAAGAGTAAGTTTTACCATCAAGACCTATTACTTTCACGATATAATAGCCTTAATTTCTTTTTCTAAAGCAGCAATCCACTTAGGATTTTCTAATAATAATTTATACATTTTTTCTGCACCTTGAGTTTTAACCATTTTTATAGTAGCATCATCCCAAGCTTCAGACTTTAATAGCTTTAAATGTCTTTCCATAAAATCTAATGTCATCCAAGCTCCAGCTTTATTTATAAGACCAAGCTGACAACCTAGGTTGATTGCCTCGTATGTATTATCTATTCCAATACCATATCTTATATAGCTATCTACTTCCATTCCTGGCGATCCCAAAGAACAAGATTCAATTAGCCAATGTACTTGCTGGCCAATCTGCTTGTCTTTTCCTTCCCCGCCAACAGTCCAAGGTTTATCAGACTTTACTCTCATTTGAACATCTGCTTGATATTGCAATGTTCTAGAACCTTTTTCTGTATAACCACCATACATACCTTGAGATTGAGTTAAGTGCATAATCGCCCACACCATACAGTTTTGAACAGGTACTATATTTGCTGCTTGCCTACAAAATCCAGCAAAAAGCTTATTGCCAGCCCCTCTATTCTCATAGCCAATACCTTGATCCATTTCCTTCTCATCACATAGAGCAGAAACGCTATCTATGATGATTAAACTGCCTGGATGAGTATTGATGGCTTTAAAAGCTAAATTTAGATAGTCTTTTGCGGTAAGAATCTTTTCTTGAGTAGATCTATAGATTGTCATCTTATTCAAATCTAAGCCAGCTATGCCCCTTAGATTCATAGGCTTTAATCGGCCCTCAATGTTTAGATAATACACATGTCTAGAACCATTCTCTGGTTTTTGACATTGAGCAGCAAAAGATAGTGAGGTAAGCGTGTTATGAGTTACAACAAAATTGTCTGTTAAATACAAACCGCTTTTATCTCTAACTGAGATACAAACACTTTGTTCTCTTCTTGTTTTCACTACAGATATTATTTTTCTGGATAAATTATTTTTTACATCTTTCTTTTTAAACTTTTCTTTTTTAAATTCAAACAACTTCTTTTTATTTTTAATGATAATAGAACAATAATAAATAAAGTTGTCTTCATTGTTTTGATGTCTAGATATTAAACATATTCCACCTAGAGACTGAACTAATAGTCTAAAGTCTTCAGCGAATCGCTTTGATGAAACTGTAATAATTGGAGTTTCCGTTTTTGTTATATGTGCAAAGCTGAGTATTCCTTGCAGTAGAGACATTCTATTTTCTACTGAATTATACAAATAATTTGGTGGTATAAATTTTTGAGATGTTTTTTTACCAAGAAGACCTAGCTCTCTTAACTCATCATGTATGTTTATTGTTAATTGATTTTCTTGTTTTGTGTAAGGTGTCTTGGCTTCATTCATTAAATCGCAAATGCGATCACGAAGCTTTTCATCTTCAATCAATGCAGTAATTTTTTTATTAAAAAATCCAACAGTAAGCAAAGCACCAAATACAAATGGGTTTATTGGAATCTTAATCGGATTAAATTTTGCTGGTGCTGTTATTGGTATTGAATACTTAGCTTTAGTGCTTTTACCTATATATATTTTGTTCATAAAATCTTTTAACATTACAGTTTTATAAGATTTTTGTTCTCTAGTTTTTATATTCCATAGATGATTTTCGCCACACTCTGCTGTTGAACCATCTGAAAATGTTACTGTATAAACATCTTTTACCCCTTGTGGATAAATACCACAAACCATAGATGTTGTTCCATTTGGGCAACAAACCATTTCTCCATATGTAATATCGCCAATTCTTTTTGGACCATTAGCTGTATAAACTATGGCAGAGACAGGTTGTTCTTTCCCACTTTTTGGGTGTCCAGAGCATGTGATCCAAGAACCTTCTGGTATTCCACCATGCAAACCCAAGTTTAGTGCTGGAGATAAAGGTATTACATGTTTTTCTTCATCTAATAAGTCATTAGCATTTATAGCAATTCCTTTGCCATATTGTTTATCTACTTCTTTTAGAATTTTTTCAAGATTGTCACTCATTGTCTAGTTCCTTTATTCTTTTAATTAAAGATTTAGATTGTTGAAAGGTTTTTCTAATTGGAAGTTCTACAGCTTCTTTTGATTCAGTCAAGCTTGAAATTTCTTTAAAGCTTTTTTCTTCCAAAATAATTAACTTCTTAAGCCAAGGAGCACCTAATGAAAATATCTTTTTGCCTTCTTTAGATCTAAGTGCTTTAGATACAACTGCTGCATCATGATCTTTTAAGATTATATTAGCCAAATTCAATTGTTTAAAAAATTCCTTTTTCCATCTTGGTTTGTTCCAAAATTTAATAGGTAATTCTTCTAAATTTTCTTTGGCTGTTCTTTCACACATAACTTCAGCTAAGAATTGTGCTGGAGTAATCCAACCACCACCATGTCTGGATTCGTATTTGCTATCATCACTTCGTTGTTTTGCCATAATTAATCATTCATTATTACTGGATCTATAGAAAGATTTTCTAAGATCCTATCTTCTTCATTTATTACAATTAACTCAGGAACTTTTATACTCTTTATTCGTGCAACATTGCCAATTATTTCGCCAGAAACAAAAAGATTTATGGAATAATCAGATGATAACTGTCCAATTACCCCATTTGAAAAATAATAACCTTGTGCGTTCTCTGGAAAAGGTTCAAAAAAATTAGACCTAAACTGAAAGTAAAGCTTTGTAATCTTTAATCCAGTAGTAGTTATGTGTTTTTTTAATCTAATCCAAGCAGAGTTTATTTCTAAATTTGGCCTATCATCATCTTGATAAACTTTTGTACCATCAGATAGTACAGCTATCCATCTAGGCTTTTCAAAAATAAAATCGTCTTCTTTAGTGCAAATCATATTTTATGCCTTGTATTCTTATACCTATCTAAGAATTCATGGTTAATATTATCTTTTTTAGAATTATTGTCATCTGCAACGCCTTGTTTTTCAGTCATAGAAACTGTTCCGCTATAGATTTGAAACGCATTAGATGCTTTAGTTTTTGAAGCATTATATAGTTCTTGAATGTCTTCAATCTTAGCACCAACTTTTTCTGCTATAGATTCAATTGTTTGTAAGTGTGAGTTTGACTTTATATAAAACTCTTTAACTTCGTCAATAACAAACTTTTTATTTTTCATGCTATAGCACTCCTATCTGCGTTTCTAATAAAAGATGTTTTTTTTGTGGTAAGATATGAGATATAATGATTAAAACATTCTTCACTAACTTTTCTATAGTGGTATTTGTTTTTGCCAGTATAATTATCAAACCTTCTTAGTTCTTCAACAAGATCTGTTTCTGGATCAAATAACTTGCTTGAACTAAAAGATGAAAGACACATTTTAACCCAATAAGAATAGGTGTTATTAGTTATATATAATGATTTTTTAGCCAAACAAAAAGGCTCATTTGGATCTATATCATTTGCATCTTTGTCATATCCGTATGACTTTATTTCTGGATCGTCATAAATTTCCATTATTTTCTCCTAGATGTTTTAAATAAAATATTATCTTCATCAATTACAATATCATCTAAATTTGTAATTTCAGTATAATGTTCTGAATTTTCTTTATCTTCAACAATGAATCCAGCAGCACGAAATATTCCTTTTATTTCTGTAATAAAACTTTTATCGCTACAGTAACAACATTCTGCTACACACTTCCAAATAAATGGCGTTCCATCACTTTTCTTTTCGTTTGGTTTTACAATCAGAACATCTACTAATGGCTTATTGCAATTGCTGCACTTTATAATTACATGCCCACCATCTACCAAACCTTCTTTTGGTTTTTCTTTTTCATCTTCTTGTTTTAACTTGCTCATTTTTTTTCTCCTTTGTCTATATATTTCCTAATGTTCTTAATCTTATCAACATTTAATATTTTGTCTTGTTTTTCAAGACCTTTTACTTTTCCAGACCTCCACCAAGGAAGCTTATTATCTGCTTCTTCTTTTTCTTTTGCAATCTTTTCTTTTATTTTTCCACCTTCTCTTTTAAAATTTTGTTCGCTTATCTGGCCTAGTGTTTCTCCACCCTTAACATAACTAATTATGCCACCAGAAAACACTTGAACCAATTTATTTTTTTTACAACTAGGACATTTTTCCAAATGACCTTCTGCAAAGGTACGAAATTGTTCTGTTGAAGCGTTGCAATTTTCACATGTGTATTCATAGGTTGGCATATTAAAATCCATTCTCTTCTTCTTCATCTTCGTCATCATGTAAATCAACACAATATTTCATTTTCCAAGAATCATGAGTAAACTCAAGTGCTTCTGGTGGAAAGCCATCACGCATAACATTGGCATCTAAATCAAAATAAGCAACTAAAATTTCATTAGTCTCTTTATTTGTGTTAACAACAGTCATTGGCATACTTCCAGATTTTAAACAAACAACATCACCATTTTGAAATGACTCATTCATAATTACCTCTATATATATTAGTGGATTGTTAATATAGGTAGTCATAAAACATATTATACAATTCTTCGTTTAAAGTACCAATATTAAACCCGCATACTTTAAAGGTTTCTCTTTTTAGCACTTTTTATTTTTTTCTTTTTAAGTTTTTTAATCCTACAAGAACATCTTTTTGATCTTTTCAAGCTGGTTCTTATCATATTAAACACGCACCGCCAGCACAAGCTAGTTCGCCTTGTATATTTATTGTAGACTTTTCTTCTAATACATTTAAATAGTTTACTTCTGAATAACTATCTATTAGCTTATTCCATAAGTCTAAATTGTACGCATCCTTAAGTGCATAAGTGGCATACTTTATATTGGAACTAAAACACTGATCAGAGTATGTTTTGATTAATTTTTTCCACTCTTCTTGTTTTTCATCTTTTGGTTCAAAATAACCAAGAACACAAGAACACGCATCCCACAAAGATTTAAAGTTATACTCAGAAAATTTTGGATAAATTTCATAAGCACTAGATGTGGCTTCAAAACCCCAATTTTTTATTTGTTCTTCAATTGAATAAACTGCTGTAAATGGAGCTTGATTGTAATCTTTATCCCCAGTAGCAGCTATAAGCGATATTCCAGCAAGATCTGCACGATGATCATAGATGTAGTCTTTTACCTTATCCCACTCATCATCTTGAACATGTATTGTATTAGATACATTATGATTTAATTCTTTTCTAATGCAAAGCTCTGGATTTTTACCAGACACTACCCAATTCTTATAGGTTGACACAACATTGTCTAGCATAGATATGGCATCTATTTCTTCCTTAAGTACTGTTCCCTCTTGGGTTTGCACACAAAACCTTATACAATCATCTGTCTTGTTAGATGACCATACAGACTCTTCGCAAGCTTGAGGGTTAATGGTTTTAAAATATTGATAAGGAGATTCAAGCTGATTAGCTTGGACAATACGGAAATACCTCTTGCTATGATCTGGATGAATGCCTGATGTTGAACCTAATAGTGCAGCAGAATTACCTTCTGGTTTGACACAAGTCGTTCTAGCAGCAGGGTTTATGTTTAAAATAGATGCGTACTTTTTATTTATGTTTTTTACTATTTCAGCACCTTTCTGCTGAATTTCTGGATTTAGTAATATTTTTGGATGATGCTGCATACCATTAATTGAAACGCCCAATAATGCCTCTTTACGAGCGATAAGTTCTGTAACATGACCCAAGTATGGAAAATTGGTAAAAGATGCTTGTAATGTACCAATAAACGCAGCAGCAGCACATCTTTCGTAGAAGTCTTCTTCTGAAGTTATTGTTTTTCCATTAATGGTTGATAAATTGCAGAATCCCCAACCAGAAAGACCGACCTCATCTTCTGGCATATCATCTTTGCATGACTCTTTTGTTGTTATTGGTCCTTCATATAATGACAAAGCTTCGGCCAGTTCTGAACTGCCCTTCTTGTAAAAGTGCCTAGTTATCCATGATATTTCACAGCATGGATTGCATAAGACATCGTAAAAATCAGCAAAGAAAAATCCTGGCTCACCAAACTCTTTTGTTGCTTTAAATAGATTTTCAAATACTTTTTTGGAAGTGTGTTTTCTATGAAGTAATGCAGAGATATTTGCCCTAGCTCTTTGTGGATTAGTAAAATACCAATCACCAGTCTTTGCATTAATCATTAGTTCGTCATCAGCAGAAAATAAAGCTATAGTTGCAGATCTACGAACACCGCCAGAGATAACAGCATCAGCAGCAAACATAACCACATCAAATGCATCTATTGTTTTTAATTGTGTTTGACCATTTGCAAGACATCTATCAAGTAAAGCCCTAGTGTTTTCTAAAGCTTTTTCTAGTGGTTCATGGCCGGGAGCATTGCCTATGCCACAACCTAAAGGAGAACCTTTTTCTCTTATATCTGCATAACTAAATGCAACTTCAATATCTTTGTATTTTTCAAACCCTTTTATTGGAGTTTCAAAATATGAAGAAAGAAGAACACCAAGAGCATCTGCCCAACCTTCAATTGAATCTTCAACTCTATGAACAAGATGTTGATAACAACATGTTTCTGGATCTAGTCTAGCAGATGAAAATTTTGGTAATAATTCGACATGGTGTTTTTGTACACTGAAGCCAGTTCCAGAGCCACAAAGCAGTAGGTAAAAACACTCTTGGAAAAACCTTAATCTATCGCAATAACTAGCAGAACAATTAAATATCCTTGCATTATGCTTAAGGATTGGCTTACCACCAAACTGCAATGCTCTTTGTGAACCTAATATTTTTTGATCTTTAATCATTCCATAATTTTTTTCAATATCTTCACGCAAAGAAGGATTAACTTCAATCATCATATCTTTTATTCTATCTACGCTTTCTTCCCAAGTTTCTCTTCTTTTTTCAGACTCTATCCATCTAGCGTACTTAGAAATAGCAGTATATTTTTGCAATTCTTTAATAGACATAAAAACTCCATCTTCCATGCTGACCGCAAGGATAAGCAGAACTCTAAAGGTATGTAATACTGGCGATTACCAGCGGATATAAATACACCCACAACAATGATAAGACAGAAGAGATTCTTACTTATTTTTTTTGATATGACAATAGTCTATTTTTTATTTTTCAAACAAATGTTTCTTGCTTCTAAATAGTCGTATTTCCAATGAGGTTTAAGTATAATATCACCAATTGGTTCTAGCTTATTTAATATTTTTTGTTTTATTGCTTGTTCTGTATTTAAACTTATATTTTCTTTATAAAATGAACTATGGTAACTTTTTATAGTTCCCCATCTATATATGTAAAATATTTCTTCATCGTTTATTTTTTTTGAGATTTGTCCATATAAATTATTTATTTTTTTAAAAATATAAGTGTCTACATCTGATGCATCTGTTTCAGTATAGCCACCAGTATTTTTCCAACAATCTTTATGCATACATAAATTTGAATGAAATAAATTTGCAGATAAAGAAAGTTTTTCTATTTGTTCTTCAAAAAAACCTTGTCCAGTATGGAACATTTTATTCTGATTTATGTTTTTAATTGTAAAAGATATTTTCCAAGGAAGAAATATATCATCGTCATCCCAAACAAAAATATATTCTCCAGAACAATGTGAAATGCATTCGTTAAATTTTTTACCAAGAGGGATTATTCTCTCTTTAGAATTTATTATTTTTACTTCTGGATGATCGAAAAAAAGTGTTTGATCTTTAAGATCATTTAATATTATTAATTCTTTTTCACCATCATAATCTTGATTTAAAAAACTATAAATAGCTTCTTCTAAAAAACTTGTTCTTCCATAAGTTGGGCAATAACAACTAACTTTTGGATTCGGCATAAACTAACTCTAAAAGATTTACTATTTCGCTTACAGACAAAGATTGTATAAGCTGAACTATTGTATCAGATATTATTTTAGCATCGTTCTCTGGAACATTTGCTTTGATTATTTTATTGTATAGATTTTTTCTAATAAACATTCTTACAATTGGACCACCTTTTTTTATTATTAATGCTGTTACTTTAGATGATTTGCAATACTGTATTATTTTTATTCCTTCAAATATAAGACTAACAATCATAATTATTGTTAGGATACCAACAGCATCATACTTTTTAATTGTTTCTGATTTTTCTAATATTTCTTGTATTTTTTTATGCGACCGCATTATTTTTTTCTCCGTCATGTAAAACATTCTTCTTGTTTTGTATTTTTTTTAACTTCATTTATTAATTTAGAAAATGAAATCGAATCTTTTTCTATTAGCACAAAATGTTCTTTGGTTATATTTTGATTAAACAATAAAAGAAGAGTTAGGCTTAACATAATTATTTTTTCTTTTTTTGAATTGATTCGCTTGTTCTCATTGCCCATTCAATGCCAGATGTTCCACCCCAACCTAACCATGCAACCACCGCTGGAATACTCCAAGGTTTAGTTTTATATTCTGGTTTAGATTTTGCTTTTTCATAATTAGATCCGTGTCTATTGAATTGAGACATTCTTTTAACTGTATCAGCAGATAACATGGCATTGCCAGCTAAGTCTCTTGCTCTTGCCCAACCAACAGCAGTCATTCCTTTGCATTCTTTTCCGTACTTTTCTTTCCATTCTAAAACTTTTCTTGCATTATTTCTTGCTGATTGTGGAGCATCATAAGTTTCAGCAGATTTACTAAAATAATTTTCAATGTCTGAAGAAGCTTTACTTTTAATTATTATATCTTTAATAGAATCTAAAAATTCTGAATAATCAATTTTTTCGTACAGATAAGAAGATGAAGTTTTTTTTGAACTTTTTGGATGACCGCTTGGCAACAAGTCATTGTCTTGCTTGTAATTAGGATTAGATGGTCTTTTATTGCGAAGCAAATATAAAAAAGCTCTAACTCTAGCCAATCCCCATCCTGTTCTATTCATGTTTGGTGCATGACTAGTAGAGAATGCTCCAGCACCTCTTCTAAAAACAGATTTCAATTGACCCATATTGGCTTTAAATTCTGGATCTTTTTCATTGTGTTTCTGCATTAAAACTTTAATTTTATCTTCTGTTTCTGAAGATAGCTCTATGCTTTTATTTGGTTTATTTGCAGAGTCTTTTGGGTTTTTTTTAGAACCCCTTTTTTTTTCTTCTGGTTTTGCTGGAGTTTTTCTTGGATCATCCTTGTCAGGTTTTCCATATTGCAAACCTTCAGTTTTATCTGTCATATTAAATCCTTCTAAATAAGCATGAATAATTTTTTGTCTATCAACTGTTCTGGAAATCCATCAAAATTACTATAAGCAAATGTTTCACCTTGCCTAATATGTTTTTCAGCATCTTTCTTTCTAACCCTAAGAGTGCCAATAGGAAGGGCTTCACCAGTATCAAAGTCCTTAAGTTCTCCGTGAGCATCGCCCCAACTATTAACAATAATAGCATATGGATCATTAGCCCTATCATCAACACCTACAAAACACATTTGATGCCCCCAATTGTCTGTTTGACGATGAAAACCATCGTTTGCTGGTGTCATGGTATAGCCAACATCGCTAGCAGTTGTGCAAGGATAGCCATTGACAATAGCCTCTACTAATTGATCCCAACTTTTAATTTGGGCAGCAGATTTTACTGGGTGCTTAGTTCCTTCTTCAATAAACTTTTTATCTGGTCCTGGCGTATCACCCCATTTTTTAGCTACGCTTCCAGCATACTTAGGAAGACCATCAAAACTACTACGAAGAACCCCATACTTAATAACAGCATCTGCCATCCAGCTACCAAGAGAACCATCTTCACCATTAAGTCTTCCACGACCAATAAGAACTCTTCCTGTTCCATAAAGATATGGTGGAAATACAAATTCAAACTTTTCGTTATCGCCCTTCATAAGCTTTTCAGTAGCCATTAAATATTCGACTGCATTTTTAGCACCAAAACTTACGCAGTCACCAATTTCTTGTCCGTAATTAGGAGTATCTTTACCAAGAACTTTACGAACAACTTCGTACAGCATCATTTTTTTGCCTTTAGTGTCTTGGCTTTTGCCATAAACATTAAAGTCTTTAAATGATCCACCATCTTTAATTAAATTAAATTCACTTTCAACAAGCGAAGGATTGTCTTTTCCTGCCCAACCATTAAGTTTTGATAATTCAGACATGTTTCACCTATTTTACTAGTTTAAGTCCAGAAGATATTTCTCTCCACGCAATAGCAAAATCTTCTTTAGTTTGCATCTTATTAGTTTTATATAGATCAAAAAGTTTTTCTTGTATTTCTGTAAATAAAGATTCCCATTTTGCTCTATCTCCACCAGATTTAGTTAGTGCAAATTTATTTGATTCTGCTGTTTTCTTTAGTATATCTTCAAGTGTCGCTATTGTTCCAGCAGCAATAGCAGCAGCAATACCATCAAAGGATGATGCAATAGCAGCACATTGCTTTACCCTATCTGATTTTGACAGCTTGATATTCTTAACGCCATCATAAACAAACTTAGAAAGTTGATACTTTGATTCTCCAAATTCTGGTTCAGATTCTGGTTCTACTGGAGTGCTAGGTTCTTCTTCACCAATAAAAACATCTGCTGAAATAAAATTGGTTCTAATAGCTGCTTCTAAAAGTTTTTCATTGTCTTTAACTATGTACAAATGAGTTACAGAAACAATGACCTTAAGCTTTTTTGCTTGTATGCCCGAACCAAAGAAAACACCATTTTCATAATTACGAATTCGTTTTTCTGTATAGCCATCAAAAACTTTCCATGAATATGTAGTTGAAACTAAAAACTTTGGAGCAGATTGAATTGGGCTTATAGACAAGTCTACAAGCTCACCTAATGGAATTGGAAGTTCTGCTCCAACAATTTTTTGTTCTGGAACAATAAAGTTTTCTGCAAACGCAAGATTGCAAAACACTAAAAAAAAGAACAATGCTTTTTTAAACATGATTAAGCCTCATTTTTTGCTACTTTTATAGCAAGTAAAAAATCTTCAGAAGTAATTGGTTTTGTATTATCGAACTTATTAATTAAAAATGTAATAGCTGGAATAACCCAAGGCTCTTGTGCTAGTGAAGAAACAACATCAACAATTTTATCGTCTGCTTCGCCTGGAATAATTGTTGAAACAAACTTTAAAGTTGAAATAACAATAGACATTGTTTTTTGAACTTGTTCTGGACTAACTGCGGTTCTAACATCGCTCATAATAATCTCCTGTTTAAAAAAGGTCCGATTGTTCAATTGTAGTCACTGCTCCAACTAGAAGCAAGTATTATAGAGTCTTTATTTTGAATTTCAATATTTAAAACATCGTCAAGTTGTTCGCTTCCGAATGTTTTTATTTCTCCGTTTTTTAAAGAATATATAATCCAATTTTTGTATTTTTTATTTAAAACTTTAGAAAGTGCATTGATAGAAACATTTTTAGGTTTTTTCTTGGTTGGACTTATTGCTTCTTCTATATTTTTTTGAATTTCAATATCATCAAAAAGATTACCAAAACCTATCCAGAATCTATATCTTGTCCATACTCTGAGTATTTCTACCCCTTCAACTTCCTCGATTGTTCTCATAATGTTTCTAGTTATATCAAAATTACAATGACCAACCCACATTTTATAAAGCTTACTAGTTATTGCGTTTTCGTTTATTGGTATTGTGCCATAAGGCCCAAGGATAACTCTCATGTGCCTGTCTGGTTCTTCGTCTTTATCTTTGTCAAAGAAACTATCTTTCTGTGATTGTATTTCATTGTCATCAGCAGAATATGAGTCTTGCTTGGGGAAAAATGGATCTTCCCATTTAAGCCAAGATATTTTTTTGTTCATTTTCAAATGACTTCCTATACTGATGCCAACCCATAAAATTTCCAGAATATTCCCAAGGATTTACAGATGGAGAAGCACAATGCTCAAATGGACTCCAATGACCTTCTTTTGCAAGAACATCATGAAGATCGTAATCTTTTTGGTGATCTATTACTCCATCAAAATTTAAATAGCTAACCCTAGCACATCTTGCTACACAAATTTTAAGCTTTTGTTCGATAGAAAGTTTTTCGTCAATAAACCTATCTCCAAATGGTATATGCCAATCGCCAAAGTTTATAGCTTTTGGAGTTGATTCTTTTAAACAATCTTTCATTTTTAATGCAAGATCTTGTATTTCTGGTTGTGCATCTTTATGACTTCTTAATTTAAAAAAATTGTCAAATTCTGTAGCTGTGAGAATTACAGTAACATTAAACCAAGGCTCAAGAAGCCTGTTAACTATTTGCTTATGAACACCTATAGACATCATTTCTTTAGCACAATGTATCATTTTATCTCTGGCTTGAAGCCAAATTTCTTGAGCAACAGGAATGTCTGAAGGTGAAAGTTCAGATCTAGCTTGCATTCCAGATTGTTCTTTGCCCCAATGAATTGGCATTGCTGGATGATTATTTATTTGATCAATAAACTTTTTAGAAGGTATGGCTCTAGAACTAGCAGCATTTCTAGAAAAAACTCTATGCGTATTAAACTCAGCAAGTATAAACCTTGGGAAAGTACAAACAAAAGTGGTTATTCTTTTTTTAGATTCACTTATAGAATCAGCAATTATTCTGCAATCAATCATTTTGTCTCTCTAAATAGAAAAGCTTCACTAGGCAAAACAAGGGGGATTTTTTCAGAATCAACAGAAAAACTTTCAAGTACTTTTTTTATTATTAATTCAGACAATGCTTTTTGTTCTGTTAATATGCCAGCTTCTACAACTGACTGAAATATAGATGGGAATAAACTTCCGCTTTGTATCATACCAATTAAGACTGAAAATCTTTCTGCAAATATCATTTGTTCTTCAGAAGTAAGATTTTCTGGAATTTGAACTATTGAGTTTATTTCATTGTCAATTAATTCAAAATATATTTTTGCGTTTATCATGTTATCTCGAAAAATAGTTAAAGCAAGATATAACTTCTTGAGTGTATTTACTTTCAAATATTTTGTTTTCTAAAACAGAAGAAATAGTTTTCCACTCAATGTTTTCTTTTTCAAATGAATCTTGTAAATAACAAGCATAAACTATAGATGAAGAATTTAAATCAATCATTGTTCCGCAAATAAATAAATTTACCCATCCTTCAATATCTTTAAATTTTGCATCAAAAGAAGTCAATTCTTTAAATTTATCTATAACAAATAAATCTATGTTTGAATCTTCTCTATCGAAATCAAATGTTGGTAATTCATTATTGTTTTTATTTTTTTGTATTGCAATGACTGGCTCTTTGTTTATTTCTCTTGCACATACAAGAAATGATACTTTTATTTTCATTATAAAATTTCCCGAATTATTTCTTTGCAAGAACTTTCCCATGTATTCTGTTTAAAAAATTCTATTCCAGAAATGTTTGTTTTTAAATTATCATTTTGTTTTTTAATATGCAATTCTTTTAATTGATTAGAAAAATTATTTATGTAGTTCTCTTCAAGTTTTGCCCAAGAGCCACTACCATCAAACCATTTTGAATCATTCGCTGTTTCTATTCCATCTGGATTAATTAAATAACAACCAGATTCAACAGCATACTCAGTTGGTCCTGAGTAATTTGTAGCTATACAATTTTTGCCTATAGATAGCATTTCTGCCAACTCTAAATTCCAAGCTTCTGCACGATAAGGAAATATGCCTATATCACTTTTTTTCATAAGATCATAAACTTCGTTCTGTGTTTTTAACCTGTTTTTTAATACAACTATTTTGTCAAAAAACTTACTTTTTTCATAATATGAAATCCATTGATCTTGTTCTTCTTGCGAAAGAAATGGATTAGAACAACACATTATTAATTTAAAATCGTCATCAACATCAAATGTTCTTTCTAGTATATCAAGTATTAAATCATGACCCTTTCTTATTTCCCATTTGCCTATGCTCAATATTCTTGTTGTTTTAACATTGTCTGGTTCACATTGTTTAAAAATTGATTTATCGACACCAAGCCTAATTACTTTTACTTTAGATTCATGTATTCCAGATTTAACAATTATTTGTTTTGCCCAATCAGAACAAACAAAAATTTTATCTAAAAAATTAAGGTTATGTCTTTCATTATCTTTTATGTTATCCATTTCAAAAAAAGTCATTCCATATTTTTTACCACGACCAGCACCTAATGCCATATCCCATTGATGCCACAACCTAAAGCTTGGTGCATCGTAATCAAATGATAAAGCATTTTTCAAACTAGCTTTAGCAATTGGAATTATTTTTTCTTCACAATCAATTGGACCAATTGGCCACAAAGAAAGATTGTGTGATTTTGAAAGTTCAACAAGAAGATTTGTTCCAACAACACCATATCCAAGCTGATTGATTGGGGCAGAAAAATTGATATTCATTATGTCCTCCTTTTGTTCCTAAGTCATACTACAGAAAACGATTATCTTTATCAATGACATTTGATCTTGTTTTTTCATAAATTACAATTTTTGTATATTCGTTCTCTTCTAGAAAAGCAGCTTTTTTCTCTGCTCTTTGCCAATATTTTTCTTCGTACTCAGCTATTTTAATCCTATTCTTTCCTCCTGGAACTACTCCCCAAACCTCAAAGTAAGTTGTCATGGGAAATCTCCAAAGAGAAATATTAACCCATACTTAAATACCCCTTAATCAGTAGTATCAATACACTTACAGTCACTGCTATGGATTAAATCTGCTAATATGTAGCTTAATGTTAAATACATTAACAAAAATGAGAATATTATTATGATTATATTCCGTATGGCTTTACTGTATAGAAATGTATTTCGATAGTTTTGTTCCATATAATTCTTTTATTTGTTTTTTTTGAATCATGTTTTTTAAACTGTCATTTATTTCTCTAGATGAATATTTATTATGAGAAAATTCTTTAAGTATATCCTTGTGTATTTTTTCAAAAAGCATCTCTTCTGGTATTAAATAGTCAGAAGGTATGTTCTGATATATAAGACTGTCTAACTCACTAGAGAATCTTTCATTTCCAATTAATTTGCTTTTTGTGTAATGAGTTTGCATGTTAATTCCACTCCGCTGGTGTTGGTGCATTATTCCATTGAAAATCATGAAAAGTTAAACCATGCAAGTGTGCTATCTCATGTTGAACAACTGCACTCTCAAGATTTTTAACAGTATCACTTTCAAGAGAAACATTACCAAAAAAGATTGTTTCTTTATGATTATCGCAAGAAACTTCAACCCACATATGCCTATATATATCTAGTTCAACATCTGGATAACTCAAACATTGCTCTTTGTTTCTAATTCTAATATTAGAAAAAGAAATAATTTTTGGATTTATTAAAACAAAAGGCTTGTTATTTTTAAAAGCTATGCATACACAAGCATCTATGCCGACTTGATTTGCTGCTAAACCAACTATTTTAGTGTTTGTTTTTTTCTTTAGCGTATTTAAAAACATGCCCATTCTTTTGGCAATTTTAAATCCAGTTTTCAAATCTACATTTAAACACTTTTTTTTTAAAAAATCATTATTGTTTAGAATTATTTTCATTTAAGTACTCTTCTATATGTTTTTTTACTTTGGCAGCATTTACATATCCATCTGGAATTACTGCAAATCTACAAGCACCATCAAGCTCTATTGTTTGACTAAGTATCTTGCATGAATTTTCTGATTTATGCAATGCACAGTTACCACACTTAACTCCAATGTCTTTTACTTCGTTCTTGTCTGCGTTTTCATAACCAACCCAAATACCATCGCTTTTATCAATTGGTCCAATGTTCTCTGCTAAAGACAATAATAAATCTGCTAATTTTTTTTCATCACTTGAAAGCTGTGAATAAAGCTGTTCGTCTGATTGAGACTTCATTGTCTTGAAAAAATTTTCTGAGGGCATTAGAATCTCCTAGATATAAGTTTACAAAGTTTTATAAAATACTTTTCGTTTAAGCTCATCTTCATATAGTTAACATCTTTATGGACCCACTGTATATTTCCTTTAGTGTAGTCAAGATTGCTGTTTTTCCTATCTAACGATGCTGTTCCTAAAGAATAAATATCTTTATTGTTAATTCTTTTTAAATATTTTTTATGGGTTATTTTTAAGCCAGTATAAAAACATCTTTTGTTTTGTTTTAGGAAAATTTCCCAAGCTTCTTCTATTGTTACTTTTATTTGTATGTTTCTTTTTTTTGCGTTTTTTCTTAATGAAGCCCAATACTTTCCAGAAATTTCGCCAAAAGCTTTGCTGTTGTGTGATTTCTTTTTCATGATTACCCCCATACTAATACACAGTATGAGGGCAAATCATTAAAGATTATTTCATAGAAACAGCTTGTGGATTTGAATTTTTGAATGCTGTAGATTCATTCTTCCAACCAAACTGTTCTAATGCTGTATGATAGCCACTTGTCCATGATCCATCTGTATAAAGCTTTGCACAAGCCTCCCAACCATCACGATATGCACCAGATCCACTCGGTGAGCCAGCCCTTAAAATAGCATCCCTATAACCATTTTCATAAGTTGGCTTGCTTCTCTCTGCATAAATTTCATCTTTCAAAATCCTATTTTCAGCAGCAAAAAGCTCTTTAACTGTCGTGTTTTTGTTAGTTTCTACTACATACATATGACTAACATAAATTGAATAACCCAAAAAAACCAAGGCAATAGAACCAAAAAACTTAGCCATAATAGTCCTCCATAAAGAAATAGGTCTTTGAAAAGTCTTAACTTTAAATTGTTTTACTCTTTTATAATGCTCTTGGCAATCCCTAATCACTTCTGGATTATAATTTTTGTAATTATGCAAATGCCCAAAAACAAAATGACAATATTTGCAAAGTGTACATAAGTTGTTTCGTACCAACTCTTTAGATGGATCAAGGCTAACTGGTATAATATGATGAGCTTGAACATCTTTTTTTGTTCCACAACCTATGCATGATGGATTATCCTTGATGTGTTCGCAGCGAACAGTCCACCATTTACCAGAACGATCAGATCCAAAAACTTTAAATAAAAAACTAATCATTACTAATTTCTCTTGTTATTCTTGTTCCCCATTTTCCAAATTCATTAGTCATATTTTTTAATTTTTCACTGCATTTTTTACACAATCTATTTGTTTTTGGGTCAACGCTCATAAAATTTTTATTGCACCAACCTAGGCAACTTACAGACACCTTATTTTTCATTGCCAATCTCCACAGTGAATTTTACAGCATCAATATCATTAGGAAAATGTTTTTTCTCTAGTTTTGATTTAAACTTTTTGCTGCTATAGAATTTAATGCTATCATTGTCATCTTCCCTACAATATGCAGAAATTATTGGCTTAAACTTTTTTTGAATTAAAAACTCAATCATAGCAGTTCCATAACCATTTCTTCTGTTCTTTGGATGAACAACTAATTTTTCTATTATTGTTTCATTAGCTCCATTTTCAATCAAAATGAACCCAACTATTTTAGAATTCTCATAAATAACATAAGAAAATGTATTCTTTTTTCTGACAAAACTTGTAAAAGAAGATGAAGACCAAGCAGAATCATTTTGAATTTTGCCAAAGTCTGGATCATTTGTGTAACATGATGCCTTTTCTATTTCTACTACATCTAGGAGATTTCTTTTTATTAATAACTTTACATTTATCTCTGGTTCGTTTTTCTTTGCCATAATGTTCTCGATATAAGAGGTTAGTATGAAAAATAGAATAAAGGAAAGTCAACAAACACTCAAGGCTTATTTTAAAGGCAAGATTGATTTTCTTAATTTAAATACTGTAAATTTTAATAAGTCTGAATTTATTTTATTTAAAGAGATAATAAGAAAGGCTTATTCAACTGGATATATATCTGAATCTGAATTTATGGAAATAACCCTAATAGTTGGAAAAGATGTTGGTCACTTAAACTCATTTGGCTTTATAGAGAAGAGCGTAGTTCAAATATTTTGCGACATAGCTAGTGAGGAACTATAGTTTTGTCAAATTGATCGTCAAAGCTAG